ATGACCGCTGTCACCGTAGACCCTGACGTCCTCACAGACGCCCACGTGCGGATGCTCGCCAGCTACGGCACCGCCGTCACCATCCGCGACGAGTACGGCGTCCACGTGTACGCCTGGTCTGGTGCGTCGGAGATCAGCCGGGACCGCAACCCGGTCGGACTGGTCGAGGTCCGCAGCCAGGCTCACCGCTTCGAGCGGTACTGGTGGGATGACCGCGGTCGGGCGGTGCTCGCCGGGATGAGGTGGGAGTCGTGAGCGCTGTCTTCCGGGTGGGCGATGTGTTCGACCGTCTCGCCGAGCTCGAGGACGGGTCGGTGGACGTCTGCATAACCAGTCCGCCCTTTCTCGCATTACGCAGCTATCTGCCGGCCGATCATCCAGACAAGGCGAAAGAGATCGGGTCGGAGCCGACCCCGGCCGCGTTCGTGGACGTGCTGCTGGCGGTGACTGCCGAGCTGCGTCGGGTGTTGGCGCCGCACGGGTCGATCGCCGTGGAGCTGGGTGACACGTATGCGGGGTCTGGTGGGGCGGGCGGCGACTACGCAGAGAATGGGCTCAGGGAGGGCCAACAGAAGTTCAAACAGCGGAGCGGATGGCATCGCTCAGGGAATGAACCTGCGGAACGCTACAGGAATCTCGGTGCGGCAGACTCCGGCTCGCCCAACGGCGGCACCGGCTGGCCCCTCGCCAAATCGAAAGCCCTCATCCCCGAGCTGTACCGCATCGCCCTCGCCTACGGCATCAACCCGCTCACCGGACAGCCCAGCCCCGCCGGACAATGGCGGGTCCGCAACGTCGTCACGTGGTGTCTCGACGGGGACACCGTGGTCTACGCTCGCACCCCCAAAGGCGAAGGCCCCGCCCGGCTCCTCCACCTCGCGCAGAACTTCCAGCCCGGCCAATGGGAACTATGGGACGGACAGCGGTGGACGCCGGTGCTCGGCTGGTCGGACACGGAGGCGTCGGACGCCATCGAGATCGAGTTCCGCAACGGGGAACGCATCTCGGCGACCCGCAACCATGAGTGGCCGACCCAACGCGGACTGGTCCGCACCGACGAACTGACCGTCGGCGATGTGGTCGACTCGGTCACCCTCCCCGAACCAGACCGACCCCCCGTGGATGGGCTACCTGACGAGGACATCGGGTGGCTGCTCGGCACGTTCCTCGCCGACGGTTCATTCGACAGTCGGGACCGCATCCAGATCTCCGGTCACATCAACGAGACGGCGGTGCGGCTCCCCCGATTGCGTCGGATCGCCGAAGCGTACGACGGGACCGCCACCGCCCACCACTACGATAACACGGCGTCGATCGTGGTCCGCTCCCCCATCCTCACCGCTGTCATACGGCGCTACCTCGCAGGGTCGTCAGCCCACAACAAGTCGCTCAGGGCAGCCACGTGGCGCCGATCCAACGCCTTCCTCGACGCCATCCTCCGCGGATACCTCGAGGGTGACGGCCACTGGGACGCCAAGAACCAGCGGTGGCGGCTCGGGTTCACCGACAACCCGTGGCTCGCCCGCGACCTGCGAGTGATCGCCGCCCGTCTCGGGTACCGGTGCCGCATCAAGCGGTACCCCCGTGTTGCCGACCCGAGGGGAGGCCAGTTCGCTGGAACGGCACCGTTCTACCACCGCGGCGAGATCCGGTTTGAGGTGCGCCGCGACTACGCCCCCACGGGACAGGTCGTGGCGTTGCGCGCCAGCCGTCGGCGCCGGTTCTTCGACGTGGGGGTTGAGGGTGAGCCGCACCTGTTCGCGCTGGGGTCGGGCATCCTCACCCACAACTGCCGCCCCAACCCGCCGGTCGGGTCGCTGGGTGACAAGTGGCGTCCGGCTACGTCGGATGTGGTGGTGGCGTGTGTGTCGTCTAAGCGGTATTGGGACGACCTGGCGACGAGGACTGAGTACGCCGACGGCATCCCGCCCGTACGCCCTCAGAACCCAGCCCTCGCAGCATCGCCCACCAAGGGGAACACGATGGTCGAGGGGAAGATGATGCATTCAAACCCCCACGGCGCTCCTCTGCTCGACTGGTGGAGCATCACCGCAGGCGGCTACCCCGGCGCACACTATGCAGTTTGGCCTAGCGCTCTGGTGGAGCCGCTGGTCAAGGCGATGGCACCGCCGCGGGTGTGCCGGACGTGCGGAGAGCCGTCGCGGCGGATCGTGGAGTCATTGAACGAGACCGGCGCAACATACCGAGCCAAGTTCAACGGTGAGCGTGTCCCCGGTACAGGAGACTGGGGTGGTTCGGGCTTCGATCCGGCGGTGAAGGTATCAAGCGGCTGGACCGACTGCCGCCACGACGACTGGCGCCCCGCACTCGTCCTCGACCCGTTCGCCGGCAGCGGGACGACTCTGTCAGTCGCTACCGGCCACGGCCACGACGCCATAGGAATTGATTTGGACCCACGTAACGCCGACCTGGCGCTCGACCGGGTTGGCCCGCTGCTACTGGAGGTGCAGTCGTGACCGACTGGACAGACCTCGGCTACCACCTGGCCACCTGGGGCATCCCCTGCGATATCGAAGAGGTCGACACCGGGGACTACGAGCTCGACCCATGGCGACCACTCCCGAACGCCGAGGCGGTGGACATCCGACTGGACGTCAGGTCGGCGTCGAAGCTGGCCGAGGTTCTTGAGGCTGCCTTCAAGCGAGAGAGGGGCGAGTCGTGACCGCCACCGTGACCACCTGGCACCGGGTGAAGGTGATCGGACCCAACTGGGCACCCTCTCCGAACATCTGGGCCTCAGCCTGTGTGGCCGACGGTTGCGACTGGGGTTCCATCGCTGTCGGCCCTGGCGCCTGGCAGTCGGCGGTTGGCAAGGCGCTCGCCCACGTCGACGAGACGAAGGAGGAGATGTGACCGATCCGATCATGATCCCCTGCGAAGGCGCCGACAGCCGAGGGAACGTGCTCGGCCCGCGGGACGACGGGCTGCTCCTCTTGTCCTGTGCCATGTGCGGCTCAACCTTCCTAGTGATGGCCAACGTCGTGCCATCGCACGAGCGCCAGGACATCCTCGCCATGCTCGACCGAGGGGACTTCGACTCGTGACCGAGGCCCAGCTCCAACAGCTCATCGTCCAGTACGCGCAGGTCCGCGGCTGGCTCGTCACCCACAACCGCAAGTCCACGATCACCCGCCGGGACGGCTCGACCATCCACGCCACCGCCCTGACCGGCGACCCCGGCGCCCCCGACCTGCTGCTCATGCGCAACGGCCGGCACGCCCACCTCGAAGTGAAGGGCGAAAAGGGGCAGATCAGCGAGGGCGGATACAACAAGAAGGGACAGTGGGTTACCGGCCAGTTGGAGTGGCTGAACCAGGCTGTCGGCGACCTGCGTTTGACCAAAGACGACTGGCGGTCACGGGGTGCAATACCGGATGGTGCGGCGTGTCACTACAACGGGGGTTGGGTGTCGTTGGACCGGGCGGGTAGCTGGCATGTTCTGGTCGCTGTCGTCCGGCCGCGGCATAAGGATTGGATTTTGGAGATTCTGAAATGAAGAAGGAGGAGACGTGAGCGACGACGCACCGGACGACCAGGTAGACGGTCCAGACCCGGCATTCAACTACCGAACGCTCCAGGTTTCCGCGGTCGGGTGCGATTGCGGGTATGTCTGTCTGGACATCAACGAGATGCATCAGCACCTGCGCTTCGCACACTCAGCGGGTCGTAACCCTGAGATCACCTGCCAGGCCCCTGCAACATGGGATCACGAACGGTGGTGTGTGCGGGCGAAGGGCCACGACGGTAAGCACTGGACGCCATTATTTCACGGTGGCATGTGGTGGCCCCGATGACCGAGGCCCAGCTCCAACAGCTCATCATCGACTACGCCCGCCTGGCGATCGAGGTGCTTCGGTAATGGCTAAGTGGAACCCGTTGATGGTGCGTCTTCCGTTGGAAATGGAGACTCACCTTCGCGCTCTATGTGAAGCTGACGAGCGTCCGTTGGCGTGGATGGTCCGCAAGGCCGTCTCTGAGTACTTGGAACGGCTCGACCCACACTGGCGGTGGTGTGGCTTCTGTCAGGCGGAGTTCACCGAGGAGTGCGCGCGCTCGGTCGAGTGCGTGGAGTCCAGTTCATGACAGGGCTACCTAGGGGCGAACCGATCTGGATTGAATGCGAGGGGTCCGGTGCGCAGGGTCACCCGTTCCTGGGCGCCATGCGCATTTGTCCCATGTGTGGAGTCGTAACTCAGGTTGAGGTCGGGAAGATTCCGCCGCACAACCGAGACGACATCCTCTCCCGAATCGACAGGGGAGACTTCGGATGACCGCCGTGGACAAGATCCTGCCCGGAGCGTGGGCGGTCTGCCGCCGCTGCGGACGACGAGGACATGTCAACCCCCGGCTGCGCACGTCGACGGTCGACGCCTGCGACCTGTGCCGGGCCGATGAGCGGGAGAAGGAGCGGAGATGAGCGACCGGTCATGCCCCACTTGCACGATCACGATCCGCGGCACGAACGGACTCGGTGAGACATTCGAGGAGGTCGTCAGCATGGGCTACGTGCCGATCGGTTGCGACTGCCTTCATATCGGCACCGGACCATGCATGAAGCCGTGTCCCGACTGCGGCGTCGGGCCGGTCTGGGAGACGATGAACGACTGACCAATCCGTGAGGGGTGGGCCCCCGACGCCAATCAGACGGCCCACCCCCCGACCCACCCTGAGGAGGATGGATGACAACCCACCGTCCACACCCCACCGACAGTGACAACCCCCGAACTGTCCTCTTCGACCACTGCCCCCGCTGCCTTGAGCACGCCGACAACCCGGCCGGCGTCGACGACACTACGTTGGCTCGGCTGTGGGCTGTCATGCTCGCCGTCGACCTGGGCGACAATCAGCGGCGGTTGACCGGCCCCGAACTGGACGCTGTCGGCTGGCTGCGGCAGGTGCGGCATGTCGCTGCCAGGTTGGGGTTTGTGCCGCCGCTGGCAGACCTAGCGGCCAACCGATGACTGTTGACTGTCTCATCCACGGCACCCCACCGTGTGCGTGCACGGTGTGGAATGTCACACCCGCCGAACTCGGAGTCCCGTTCACAGCCGTGTTGTGGGAGTGCGGGGCGGGTCATCGGGAGGTTGCCGGCCCGACGATCCGCGGGCAGTGTGGACGGTCTGGGTGTTCGTCGTTGTTGTCGCCGGTCCGGTCGGCGATCATCCGCCCCTAACCGTTGCGGCGTTGCTGGTAGGCGAGTTTGGCGTGGGTGCGGTTACATGCGTTGCAGCGTCGGGCGATGCCACACGGGTCGGAGGCGTCGCGGGGGTACTGGTCGGCATCATAGGTTTGTTTGCAGGTGGAGCAGCGGCGGCGGCGGCACCGTTCTTCTTTCAACTGGGTTCGGGCGGTGCGCCATGCTTCGAGCACGTCGGGGTCTTTGCGGCCATAGAGGACGTATTCGACTTCGGCGGGGGTGAGTCCGGCGGCGGTGGCGAGGGTGTATTTGGATTTGGCGGCTTCGGGGGCGAGGAGGGCGGTGAGGATGGCTTGGATGTTGGCGTCGGTGTCGCTCATACCAGTCAGTTTATCAGGGGACAGTGTTGTTGGGGTGGGGTGTGTGGCGACTTGTGTTCCTATCACGGTGCGACTAGCATGATGGTGTCAGCGATATGGAGGTGCACATGGCAGCGACGACAGAGATCCGAGACCGGACCGGCCGCAAAGTATCCCAACGGGTCATCGACAAGGCCCTCGCCTACGTCCCCGCCGTGCGGGACACGAACCTTCCCACCGTGTGGCGGGTCGACGGCCTGGGCGGCGTGTACACGATCGTGATTGATGCTGGCCAAGCGTCGTGTTCCTGCCCCGGTGGTACGGAAAACGACGGCCGTCTCTGCTCCCACGTGTTGGCCGTGTATTTGCGGGCGATGCAGTCGGGTGTGCCGGTGCGGGTGGCGCAGATTGATGGGCCGTCGCCGGTGTTGGTGGCGGAGGATGGGTCGGACCCGTTCGAAGGGCTGGCATGATGTGGGAGAAGACTGAACTGCTCGGCTTGCCGGTTGTGAACCTGCCGTTCGACCCGGACTTGGACGATTGGGACGGCGAGCCGGACAACGACGAGTGGCCGGTGGATGATGGTGTGTTGTCGTCGTTTTGGGAGGGTGAACACCTGGCAGGCAACCCGTGAACTTCGACGACCGGCGTGCAGCCATTCGACGTGTCTCCAGCCTGTGGAACGTCGCAGACCGATACAACGTCGATGTTCCGTCCTGACTGCACCTGCCGGTGCGTCTGCCACCTCGAATACTGTTGGCCCTGCCAACACCCCAACCACGAATGCCCGCAGGAGGCCACCCGATGAGCAACCCCGCAGCCGCCGTCTCCACCTCTGCCGGGCGGTACTACCAACTCGACCTCCCCGCAGCACTCGCCAACCAGACCGCCAACGTGAAACGATCCGGCGACACCATCTGGCTCCCCAGTGTCACCAACGTCCTCGACTCCATGTCCAAACCCGGACTCGTCTGGTGGTCCGCCGGCCTCGTCGCCACGGAAGTGTTCACCGACCCCGACCGCATCACCCAACTAGTCGCCGCCGCCCACAACGGCCGCACCATCACCGGCTTCCATCCCTGCGAAGCATGCAGACAGCCCACCGACCACTACCTCGACGATAAGGGCAAATGGTTCCACACCGCCTGCTACGACCGGTGGCGCACCCTGCGGAAAGTGTTCAACGACCAGCGCATCCAGAAAGCCGACCTCGGGTCGCTGGTGCACGCCCTGGTTGAGAAGCACATTCTTGGGGACCCGGTCGACCCGGCCGACTACCCGCCCGAAGTCGCCGGCAGGGTCGAAGCGTGGCAACGGTTCGTCACCAAACACGAGCCGTCGTTTGAGCTCGCAGAGGCGACCGTATTCAACCTCACCCACGGGTATGCGGGCACCTTGGACATCATCATGGACGTCGGCGGCCACCGCTGGCTCGTCGACGTCAAATCGGGCACACCCACCGTGTACGAGTCCCACGCGTTGCAGCTCGCCGCGTACAGGTACGCCGAGCATGTGTATGTGGGGGCGGGGGTGGTGGAGGCGTTGCCCGTGGTGGATCGGTGTGCGATCCTGTTTTTGGGGGAGGACCGGTTCAAGTTCGAACCGGTGGACGTTGGTGTGGGGGATCTCGAGGAGGGGTTTTTGCCGTTGCTCAGGTTTCAACGCTGGCAGACGGCCCGAGCGTGATAGACTGGTTGGGTACTGTAGGAGGTGCATTGTGAGTGAGAACAGGTTGATCCCGCGGGTCGGGGATCGTGTGATCGTTTCTCGGTCGCGGACTGGCACTGGGTCTCGGATGGGCGACGTTGTGGAGATCGATTCTGAGGGTGGCTACCGAGTGGATGTGCATGGTTGGCCTGAGATGCTGATCGTCAACAACGCTGATGACCTCACCGTCGTAGATCGTGAGCCGATCGAGTGGCCGGACGTGCCCTGCTGGGAGTACGGCGACATTGGATGGAGTCAAAACAAGCGCCGATTCACCAACGACCTGTCATGGCATGTCCAGCAGAGCAAGGACGGTCCCCAGGTCGAATGCGACGCCTCGGCGCTCACCGCCGGTGAGGCACTCGCCATAGCCACCGCCTGGAGCTACGTCTCCCAGCACTTCGACGAACTGACGGGTAGCCACTGATGCCCATCCTCACACTCCAACGCCGCCTCCGTGAACTCGGCCGCATCCGCGCCGGCGACAAAACCCCCAAAGGCGCACCCCGCAAACTCGAAACGTACCGGCTCACCAGCCCGTCCGAACCCGCCATCCGCCAAGCCGCCCAACTTTACGGCGGCAACATCGAACCATGGGACTCACCCAACGGACCCCAATGGCAAGTCACCACCCAAACCGACACCCTCCCCGTCCGCATCCCCGGCGGCCAATCCATCTCCCAATGGATGGAACTGTGGTCGGGTGGCGGCTGTCAACGCCGCTGTGACGGTGTGACCGAAGTCATCTCCGACCAGCCGTGCCTGTGCGACCCCGACCCCGAACTGCGGGAATGCAAACCGAAAACCCGGCTGAACGTGGTGCTGCCCGAACTGGGCGACATCGGACAATGGCGGCTTGAAACGACATCATGGTTCGGTGCGACGGAGATGGCCGCTATCGCCGACCTGTTGGCGTTGACTGATTCACAGTACATTCCGGCTCGCATCCGACTCGAACAGCGCAGCGTAAAGCGGCCGGGGAAGCCGACGAATCGGTTCGCGGTGACGGTGATCGAAACCGACGCCCGCATGGGTGCCGTGTTGGACGCCCTCGGGGTGGGGGAAAGCTTCGCCGCCCCGCAGATCGGCCCCACCACCGACCGCTTGCAGCTTGCCACGTCGACACCCACCGTCCAGGCTGATCCGGACGAGGCGTGGGCCGAACTCACATCCCTGCTCGGCCCCGACGTTGACCCGGACGACACCATGCCCGTCCTCGAGTCCCGTATGCGCCGCCTCTACGAACTGATGGAGACGCTTGGCCTGTGGCAGGGTACGGGGCATGGCGACCCGCTGCATCTCGCCCTCAAGAAGCATGAGGATGTGGCGCATGTGGGGGATTTGCGGAAGGACCGGCTCGTAGCGTTCTGTGAAGTGTCGTGGGAAGCGGCCCGCACCGCGATCAGCGAGGCGGGCACATGAGCGACCTGACCGTTGGCTTCACCGGCACACGCACCGCCCTCACCCGACGACAATACAACGAGCTCCAACTCGTCCTCATCGATGAGACGATCGGCTACCTCCACCACGGTGACTGCATCGGCGCTGATGCCACCGCGCACTCCGAAGCCGTCTACCTCGGTATCCGCACCATCGTCCACCCGCCGTCCGATCCCAAGCTGCGCGCCTGGTGTCGGGGTGACGAGATTCACGACCCCAAGCCCTACCTAGAACGCAACGCCGACATCATCGATGCGTGCGACTGGCTGCTCGCCATGCCCGACGGGCCGGAGCGTAAGGGGTCGGGTACCTGGTGGACCATCAACCACGCCGCTGACATCGGCCGGTTCGTGCTGATCGTGTTCCCCGACGGCGGTGTGGATGAGAGGACGCCATGACGTGGCATCTCGGCGACCTGTTGGCCTTTGATGTGGAGTCCACCGGCGTCAACACCCGCACCGACCGCATCGTCACCATCAGCCTCGTCCAAGCCAACGCCACCCAACGCACCTCGAATACTGACCATTGGGTCCTCAACCCCGGCGTCCCCGTCCCCGACGAAGCCGCCCAGATCCACGGCTACACCACCGAACGAGTACAACAAGAGGGTGAAGACCCGGCCCCCATCCTCGCCGGTGTCGCCGACCGACTCACCGACCACCTGAACCAAGGCCTGCCCGTCGTCGCCTACAACGCCCGCTACGACTGCACCCTCCTCAACGCTGAACTCGCACGCCACAACCTGACCCCCGTCCCATTCCACCTCGGCCCGGTTGTTGACCCGTTCGTCATCGACAAACACGTCGACCAGTACCGCCGCGGCAAACGCACCCTGACCGCCGCCTGCGACCACTATCAAGTGACACTCGCCGACGCACATGATGCAGCCGCCGACGCCATCGCCGCCGCCCGACTCGCCTGGCGGCTCGGCCACCTACCCGACATCCAAGCGCTCACCCTCCCCGAACTCCACACGGCGCAAACAGTATGGGCCCGCGAGCAAGCCGAATCGTTGCGGGACTACTTCGTCAACTCGGGAAAGATGACCCGAGACGAAGCCAACACAGACGTACAAACAGGATGGCCCACCACCTAACCGGGTATAGCCACACCCACCGCCACCAACACACCCCACCACCCCACTATCATGGCCAAACGATGGCACTCACCGACAAGCAAGCAAAGTTCGTCGACGAATACCTCATCGACTTCAACGCCACCCAAGCCGCCATCCGCGCCGGCTACGCCAAAAACAGTGCCAAACAACAAGGCTCACGACTGTTGACGAATGATGACATCCGCAACGAAGTCGCCCGCCGAGGCCAACAAACCGCCGACGAACTCGGCCTCACCCGCGGCTACGTCCTCACCCGCCTCCGCGAAACCATCGAACGCAGCCTAGAAGGCGCCCCCAAAACCACCGCCAGAGGCGAACTCGTATTCGGACCCGACGGCGACCACATCATCGAATGGTCCCCCTCCGGCGCCAAGGCCGCACTCGAACTGCTCGCCAAACTGCGGGGCGATCTGGTGGACACGGTCGAACACACTGGTGGCATCGACATTCGGGTTGAAGGCGTCCCCGTCAACGACCTCAAATGAACCGTCATGGCTGACCGGCTCGTCCACACGTACACGCCCCGCGGCACCGCCCGCCGACTCTTCCAAACCAAAGACAGCGAAATCCTCCTCAGCGGCCCCGCCGGCACCGGCAAAAGCCGAGCCTGTTTGGAGAAGCTCCACCTCATGGCGGTCGTCAACCCCGGCATGCGCGGGTTGATCGTCCGCAAAACCGCGTCGTCGCTCACCTCGTCCGCGCTGGTCACGTGGAACCGGGACGTCACCTCCGAATCCCAACAAGCCGGCGTCCTCGACTTCTACGGCGGCTCCGCTGAAGAACCAGCCCAGTACCGCTACTCGAACGGGTCGAAGGTGATGATCGGCGGCATGGACAAGGCATCCAAGATCATGTCCACCGAGTTCGACGTCGTGTACGTGCAGGAGGCGACCGAGCTGACGGAGAACGACTGGGAGTCGCTGACCACCCGTCTGCGATCCCATCAGGTCAGCTTTCAACAGCTCATCGCGGACTGTAACCCGGCGGAAGAAACCCACTGGTTGAAACGCCGCTGCGACCGGGGCCTAACCCTGATGCTCAGGTCGAGACATGAGGACAACCCTCTCCTGTTCGACGAGGCTGGGCAGGCGACCCCGCGGGGCCTCGACTACTTGTCGAAGCTTGACCGGCTGACCGGCATCCGCAAACGCAGGCTGCGGGACGGGGAATGGTCGTCGGCTGAGGGGGTCATCTATGAGGACTGGGACTCTGCCATCCACCTTGTCGACCGGTTCCCCATCCCGGACGGGTGGCAGCGGTGGTGGGCGGTCGACTTCGGATACACCAACCCGTTCGTACTGCAATGCTGGGCCGAAGACGAGGACGGCCGCCTGTGGCTGTACAGGGAGTGGTATCACACGCAACGCACGGTGGATGATCACGCCCGCCGGGTGCTCGACGTGGTCGCACCGGACGGCAAGTGGACCGAACCGAAACCGCGGGCGGTGATCTGTGACCACGATGCTGAAGGCCAAGAGGTGTTACGCCGGGAGTTGGGCCTGCCAATGCGGAACGCTGACAAGCGGGTCCAGGACGGCATACAAACGGTGATGCGCCGGTTGAAGCCGGCGGGCGACGGCCGGCCGCGGCTGTACCTGTTGCGGGACTCGCTGGTGGAACGCGACCCCGAACTGTACGAGTCGGGGCGGCCCACCTGCACGGCAGACGAGATCCCCTCGTATGTGTGGGCGAACCAGACCGGGCACGGTAAGGGCCTGAAGGAGGTGCCGGTGAAAGAGGATGATCACGGCTGTCTGATCGCTGGCACCTTGGTCACCACAAGCCGAGGCGCCGTCCCGATTGAACAGGTAGGGGCGGGTGATTGGGTGCGGGTGCGGGGCGCATGGCGGCTCGTGGAAGACGCAGGGATGACTGATCCTGCCGCCGTCGTATACCGGGCCGTGATGGAGGACGGTCGCGAACTAGTGGGCACTGGCGACCATCCGGTTTGGGTGCACGCCACCGGCTGGACCCGACTGGACGCACTCCGATACGGTATGATGGTGTCATGCCTAGAACCATCCGATACGACGGGCATGCCTACCGCCGGGAAACAGACCGCCCCTACTACAAGCGGACAACACCCGACGGCCCCGAGTACCTTCACCGGCGCATCTACCAAGACGTCTACGGGCCGATCCCCGACGGATACTCAGTCCACCACGTCGACTTTGACCCGACCAACAACCAGCCGGACAATCTCGTGGCGCTCCCTGAAGCAGAGCATCAGGCGCTTCACGTCGAACACCGGCGGGCCAACGGCCTCTACGGTTCTGGGCCGACCGTTCAAGCGTTGGAAGCAGCAGCCGAATGGCACCGATCCCCGGAGGGTCGAGAATGGCATCGCCAACACGGCCGCGCCGTATGGGATCGCCGACAGTCGCGCACCCTTGTTTGTGACCAATGTGGCATCGAATACGACACCAGGTCCCTCAATGGTGCGGAACGATTCTGCTCCAACAACTGCAAGTCAAGGTGGCGGCGAGAGTCCGGCATCGACAACGAGTCCCGGGAGTGCGAATGCTGCGGAGCCGGATTCGTTGTCAACCGTTACCAGAAGACCCGCTTCTGTGGTGGTTCGTGTTCTGTCCGTCACACGGCTAGACGGTCGTGTGCCTGTCTTCAACCTGACGGTCGCCGATCCTGAGCGGCCCGAGTTCTATGCGAACGGGTTGTTGGTGCACAACTGTGACGCCGCCAGGTATATGGCGATGGCCCGTGAAGAGGCAAAGCCGAGGGTGTTGATGGGTGCCGAGTTGTCGGGCCTGCGGTTAGGGGTGCGCTGATGGGTTGAGGCGGATCGAAGGACCCGCAGGTGCGGGCCAAACAACGAGACCAAGCCCGCATCGCAGCCGCCGACCGCAAAGCCAAATTGGAAGCGCAGAGACGGTCGGCGCGGCAGCGGGAACGGCAACGTCGGAAAGGACAGGTATGACAGTCAGGGAGTGCCGGCCGTGCAAGGGTGGCAAGCGGTTGACACCTAGGGAGCGGGCCGAACTCAAACAGGTGGAACGGGACCGCCAGGCGAAGCTCGAGCAGGCGCAGGCCGAGGCTGAGCGGATCGCTAGTAAATGAGTAGCCGCCCCTTGCCCAAAACGATGGGTGGGACGGCTATCATCATGCGCATGTGGAACGCATCAGGAAGTATAGCCCGTGACCGATAACACCCTTCCACTCAACCCCGAAGACCGACTCCACCAAACCCTCAACACCGGCAGCCGAATCGAATACCTCCACGACTCCGGCATCCGCCTCGTCTTTGACTTCATCACCCCCACCTCCAAAGGCGTCGACGCCTGGTGTGAGATCCGATGGCAAGGCGACACCCCCCAACCCTACGTCATCACCTACGGCCGCCGCGACCTCATGGGGTCCACCACCTCCGACTCGCTCACCAAACAAGCGTTAGGCGCCCTCCGCAAACACCATCGGGTCGACCCCGACGTCATGCGGGAAGCCATCACCGTCGCCTGCTATCAGGTCATCCAAATCCAATTGGAAGGCGTCGAACCGCTCGTCCTGTCCCAAGTGCCAGCCAAGAAACAACGGTGGCTGCTCAAACCGCTCGTCGAACACGGCGTCAACCACACGCGGGTCATCGCCGCCGGCGGGTCCGGCAAATCAGTGTTCGCACTCGCAGTCGCCTACACGGTCGCCACCGGATCGAAACGACTGTTCAAACAAGCCCCCACCGTCACCGGCCCCGTCATCTACCTCGACTGGGAAACCTCTGCCGACGTCCACGCCAACCGGCTCGAAGCCCTCTGCAAAGGGATGGGACTCGACGACCCCGGCGACCAGCTCCTCTACCTGCCCATGCCGCAAGCGCTCGCCCGGTCGGCGCATTGGGTCGCACACACGGTCGCCGAAACCGGGACAGCGATGATCGTCGTCGACTCCAACATTCGAGCCCGAGGCACCCCCTCCACATACACGTCCGCCGAAGCCACATCCACGCAACTGTTCGAAGCGTTACGACAGATCGGCGTGCCAGCGTTCATCGTCGACCACAAGTCCGACGAGAAGATACGCAAGAACCAGCGGGGCGGATACGGGTCGATCACCAACCAGAACAACATTCGGGTCGAGTGGGAGGTGGCGGGCATGTCGAAGATCCGTTCGGCTGACCGCCTGTTCGAACAGGTCGAAGTGCGGTATGCGTGGGAGAAGGGCAACAACTCGGCGGCGCAAGAGGACATCGCCTACCGGATCGCGTTTCAGAACGAGCGGGTGGACGGTGACGAACGGTTGACGTCGATCGAGTTCAACCGGATCGCCCCGTCAACCGTCCAACTGTTCGGGAAGCATCTCGACCCGGTGTCGCAGGTGGATCGGGCGTGGTCAGTGTTGGCGAACCAGACGGAGCCGATGCCGCTCGCCGACCTGGCGGAAGTGTTGGGTGTGTCGGCCCGGTCTTTGTCAACGCAGATGGCCCGTGACGCCCGGTTTGAGAATGTGGCACCGCGTGGCCGGCCGGGGTTGTGGCGGGCCGGTACGGGCGACGAGGGTGACGCTTTACCGGCACCGTTCTAACACGCGGGAACCTGCAACTCGGCTTGTTGCACCCCCCCTGCAACAATGCTGCAACTGTGAAAGCCGGTTTTAGGGTGTTTTTCCTGGTCAGAGGGGGTGCAACTGGTGTTGTAGGTGGGTGTTGCAAGGGGTACAACCAACAAGGGGGGTACGTAGTACCCCTTGTTGTTGCACCCCCCGTTGCAGCACCATTGCAGGTCACACCACTCCGGGTAGTGTTATCATTGAAGGACTGGAAGCAAGAGAGGTGCAAGACATGGCAGACCACGACTGTGTAATAACCATCATCGAAGCCATCGAGGGGGAGGACCCGGACCAGCCGGTGGGTCTTCTCGCTGTCGGGTTGGACGATGCTCGAGTGTTGGCCGGCCTGCTGTTGGGGTTGAACGTGGCGGGTCGTCGGGATGTGGCCGATCTGGCGTCGGCGTTGCGCCGGGTCGATGGGTCTTCGGTGCGGATCGTGTCTCCGTATGTGTGACATGCGGGGCCAGCCGTGAGACGTGTCTGTCCTCTCTGCTGGGGGAAAGGATCAACCCCCAACATCAACCGCGACTACCCGTCCACCCTGCACCGTGACGCACAGATCACAATGGAGGCGTCGGTCATTGTCGACCACCTGGCCGCGGATGCTGACTGGCTGCGTGGCGTGTACCAGGATGCCGCGGATCGGGGCGACCTCGCCGAAGCAGGGCGACTGTTGGTGGAGGCGCACAGGCTGCTTGAGGAGTGGGTGGCCGGGCATAGGTGGGTGCCGCCGGTGTTGGAGCCGTGCAGCCATGCCGACGGGTATTGTGCGGCGTGTGAACCATTCGTGGAGGTGCCGTCGTGACCGCTGACCTGCTGGCCCTGCCGGTCCTCTGGCAACTGCTCATTCTCACCGTCGCCGCCTGGTGGGTCACCCGTCTCGTCGTCGTCGCCGACTTCCCCCCAACCGTGTGGCTGCGGGAAACCGTGTGGTCCCGCTGGCCCGCCGACGACACCCTGTACCCGGACGACGGGGTCGTGATCCCCGACCCGGACCTGCCGACCGAAGGCGTCGTCAACGGGCGGGTGGCGGTCGACTGGGACGACGGGTTGGAGTTGTGGCGGCCGATCCGTCCTCGAGCGTTCGGGAACCTGATCTCCTGCCCGTGGTGTGTGTCACCGTATGTCACGGCGGTGGTCGTGGCCGTGTGGGTGTTGTGGCCGGCGTCGTTGTGGCTGTGGCTCGTCCTTACCATGGCGGGGGTGGAAGCGTTGATCGCCACCAGGGTCGACCGCTAGTCGGCTAGCATCGTCGCTGATGGCGACTACACGACCTGTCCGCACCCGCCGCACCCCCCAGTCTCGTCGCACGTCGACCGGGACCGTGTTGACGGCAGCGTCGATGCGACTCCCCGACCGGCCCGACCAAACGCAAGGCCCCGACAAGGGCGGGTTCGGGTTCGGCTGGCAGTCCCGCTGCTGGGACGTGTACGACCAGTTGGGGATGGTGCATTACGGCATGCAGTTCATCCGGTCGAACGTGGCGATGCTCGAGTTTCGGGTGGCCCGCAAGTCCGACGACCCCGAAGTGGAAGCCGAACCGGTCGACCTTGACGACCCGGCCGCGGTCGAGTTGGAGCGGATCGGGGAGGGCCCGTACGGGGGTGTGTCGAACCTGATGGCCGAACTGGTCGTGTTCAACCAGGTCGCCGGGGAGGGCTACCTGTGCGGGCGGGGGTTGCCGACCGACGAGTCGGACGGTGACGGGGAAGTGTGGGAGGTGCTGACCGGGCAGCAGTTGAAGAAGCGGATAGACGGGGCTGATAAGAGTCTGGCGCCGATGGTGAAGGTGCGGGTGTGGCGGCCGCATCCGGTGAACCCGACGTGGCCCGACTCGCCGTTGCGGTCGGTGTTGGCCGAGTGTGAAGAGCTGATCCTGTCCCGCCGGCAAGTGCGGGGCGCGCTCCTGTCGAGGCTGAACAACGGGATACTCCTGTTGGACGAGTCGTTGGACCCGTCGGGTCCGGCGCCGGCCGGGCAGGGTGACGACACCATGTCCCCCCTACTCCGCGACATGTGGCAGGCGTTCAGTACGGCCATCCAAGAGCCGGAAGCCGCCACGCAGGTCATGCCCTATTTGTTGATGGGCAACGACGTCAAAGACAAGATCGACTATTTGGCTTTGGATCGGCCGTTCGATTCGTTCGCCATCGAACTTCGCGACGACTTGACCCGTGCCATCGCCGCCGGCCTCGACCTACCCGCCGAACGACTCACCGGCATATCCGACTCAAACCATTGGAACGTGTGGTTTATCGGCGACAGTGAGTACGCCCAGCATCTCGCCCCGGCGGTGGATCTGGTCGTTAACGGTGTCGTCCGTGACCTGTTGCGTCCGGCGTGGCAGGCGGCCGGGTTGGACCCCGACGAGTACACGCTGATCGTCGACCCGACCGCTTTGACGTCGCGGGTGCGGAAGGGCGCCGACGCAGTGTTGGCGTTCGATCGGGGCGCCTTGTCAGAGGATGCGTTGCGGCGGGAACTCGGCTTTGACGATGGGGACCGCCCGTCGGTGTTGTCGCCGGGCGTTGGTGGCACAGTGGGGACGGCACCCGCAGCAGGGGCGGATACGGTGGACGCGGGTATGCCCGACGAACCGGGCACGGTGCCGGCGGGTGATGCTGCGCCTGTGTTGCCGATCGAAGAGTTGAAGGACCGTGCCGAAGTGTTCGGCATCCTGTTCCGGGCTGGTGTCACCCCGGAGACGGCGGCGGAGGCGGCGGGTATTGCCGGGCTCGAGTTCACCGGTGACGAGCCGGTGACGTTGCGGGAACCCGGTGTGTCGGCGTCTGGTCTGTCGCTGGTCGCCGCTGCAGGGGACGATGGGAATGATCCGGTTGTGGCGGCGGCGTTGGCGTTGGCCGCGATCGACGCCGCCGTGTTGCGCCGCCTGGAACGGGAAGTCGCCCGGGTGCATGATCAGGTGATGGCCGAGACGGAATCCCGTCTGCGTGGCCTGTTGGATGCGGCCGGTGTGAACACGGACGGGATGGCCGCCACCGATTTGGCGCGGGCGGTGGCAGAGTCGGGGATCGACCCGGCAGAAGCCGTGCCGGACGGGGCGTACGCCGCGGTGGCCGCGACAGCTGGCGCGGTGCTAGCGAGGGGCCAGGATGATGCGTACAGGACGGTGCGGCGCCTCTCATCCGGGCTTGAACGGGAGTCACCTGTGCGGGACGACGACGCCGAATCCGCCGCACTCGGGTTGGCGGTTGGAGGGTTGGTCGGGTCGTTGACGTCTTGGCTGCGGGAGAAACTGTTCACGGTGGCTGGCGCCGACCCCGACACTGGGGAACTACTCGCCGGCCGGACGGATGGGATCAACCCGCCCCTGTCGATCATGGTCAACGCCGCCACCGTTGCGGGCGGTGGACAAGGGGCGACCGTCGGATCGGTTGGTGTTGCGAACGGGCAGCAGGTCGAATCATGGTTGGATGGCCTGTCGGTGTCGACGACTGGTTGGGTGTGGCAGTACGGCGACCCGGGCATGCGGGCCTCACAGTTCGAACCGCATCGCCGCCTGGACGGTCAAGTGTTTGCGGATTGGGAATCGGATGTGCTGGCCCATTCGGGGTGGCCCGGTTCTCGGTTGGCGCCGCAGGATCATCGGGGTTGTGGTTGTGGCGCGGCGAGGGTGCTGGCTGCCCCACCGCCAACACAAGTGTGATAGACTCCGGGTAGGAGGTGCAACCATGCGCAAGATTCCGACACTGTTTGAACGCGACTGGTTTGGGGACCGCTCCCGCGTCACCCGTGAGGTGAATCCCGATGCCCTCTGGGTCATCGACGGTGAAGGCGTCCCGACCGTCAAGTGGGATGGCACCGCTGTCATGATCGATGAGAGCGGCGGCTATTGGAAGCGTTACGAGGTGAAGAAGGGCAAGACGCCGCCAGGCGGGTTCTTGCCCGCCGACGACCCAGACCCCAATACGGGGAAGCAACAGGGGTGGGTCAGGGTCGACCCGAATGACCCCGCCGACAAGTGGCATATGGAAGCTTGGGACCGCTATGAGCCGGGCACGTACGAGCTGGTTGGTCCGAAGGTGCAAGGCAACCCCCACGACCTCGATCAACACATGCTGAAGCCACACGGCTTCAAGAAGTGCAAGGATGACCCTCGGACGTTTGATGATGTCGCAATGTTCCTGCGCTTCCATCCTTTTGAGGGCATCGTCTGGCATCACCCCGACGGGCGCATGGTGAAGGTCAAGGCGCGCGACTTCGGGATTGAGTGGCCACGAAGGTAACGCCAGGCGTGTCGCCTACACCCGGTTAGACTCCCCGCATGGCATACCGTCTTCACGTCGTACCAGAAAACGTGGCCAGCGAAGACGGCCGCGGCATCAACCCTGAAGCGCTCACCTGGCGGGACACCCTCCCCCTCCTATGGACCCCCGTCAACGGGGAAGGCCACGACGGGTCGATCGTCGTTGCCGCTTTCACTGGCATCCACCGTGAAACCATCGACGGAGTCACCTGGATCGTGTCCGATCAGGTCGCGTGGGACTCGTCGCCCGCAGCGGTGGAAGCCCGGCGGATGGTCGACGACGACATCATGCGGGGCCTGTCCCCGGATTGGTCGCAGGATGTGGTCCGGATCGACGTGAACGGTGACCGGGGCGCGACCGAATGGACGGAAGAGGGGATGCTGTTGGGTGCGACGATCGTGCCGATGCAGGCGTGGTCGGGTGCCCGTGTCGAAGTCACTGATGGGGGTATGCCAGCCGTCGACGTGCCGATGGAAGACGACATGCCGATGGACGACTTGGACATGCTCATGGCTGCTGCCGAGGCCGCCGTCACGGTCAACAACACGGTGACAGGTGAAGACGGCATTGTCATCCAACCCGAACCGGAACCGTTGGTGGCGCACGCCCTCGAGAACCCGGGCGACTACGACCTGCCGCCGGTCGAATGGTTCACCACGCCCGAACCTGCTCAGGATGATGATTCGGTGGTGTGGGTCAACACTGACGGCCAGCCGGTCCCGGCGCACACTGACGGGGCGAGACCGTGGGGTGTCCCCCTGACGATCACCGCGGACGGCCGCGTGTATGGACACATCGCGTCGTGGCAGGACTGCCACACGGCGTATGCGGATCGGTGCGTCCCGCCACCCAAGAGCCACAGCGACTACGCCTGGTTCCATACCGGGTCGACGCTGACGGCGGACGGCGAAGCCATTCCGACCGGGCGGATCACTGTGGGTACGGGCCATGCGGACCGGCACCTATCCGCCGCTAGTGCGGTGGCGCATTACGACAACACCGGTCACGCCGTCTCCGATGTGCGGGCGGTGGACGGGGAGCTCGGCCCGTGGGTGTCGGGGTGGATACGACCGTGGGCCACCGCCCAGCAGCGGCACGAACTGGCAGCCCACCCGCCCAGTGGGGATTGGCGACCGCGGGGCGGTCACGCCGAGTTGTTGGGTGTGCTGGCGGTGAACCAGCCGGGGTTCCCGATGCCGAGGACGGTGGCCACATTCCGCAAAGACCAATTGGTCAGTCTCGTCGCGTCGGGCCTGCCGCCGCGGGCACCGGTCGAGTCGGACGGGTTGGAAGCACGGTTGGCCGCGGTCGAAGCCAGGTTGGATGCGGCTGCTATCCTGTCAGAACTCACCTGACACCACCCTGTCAGGGTTGGCCCCTCGGGGGGTTGGGGTGGCGCACCTCCCCCCAACCCCCTCCCGGCCAACAGTCGTTGACATTCCCCCCAGCCCGCGGGTAGCATCCCGGTAGCCGAGGTTGGCACCGCCCATCAAGACGACGGGGAACCTCCACACGCATCCACCCCTAGGGAAGGACCATTGTGGACCCCGTACGACTCTCCGAACTGCTCAACAAGATCGGCAACGCCGACACCCCCGAAGCCGTCGCCGAACTCCTCGCACCGCTCACCGCCGGTGAACTCGCCGAAGTCAAAACCGCGCTCGCTGAGACGGCGACTCAGATCGCGTCGAAGGTGAAGGCCGGCGAGCCGGTCGAAGTCGACGACAAGCCGCTCACCCCCAAGGACGCCCTCGACATTGCGAAGGCGGCGAAGGCCAACATCGCCGTCGTGGATGGGCGCCTCGACGAACTCGCCAAGGACGAGGCCGACCTGGCCGCCGAAGTGGACTCAGTGCTCGACGGTCTCGACATCGAACCCAAGGTTGAAGCGCCGCCGGAGGTGAAGCCGGAAGAGGCACCCGCACCGGCACCGGCCGCCGAAGCACCTGCCGAGACACCGGTGGATGCCGAACCCGAGCCGATCGCCGCATCCGCCAAGCCCAAGCCGGTCAAGGCCGACCTCGGCAACATCCGTCGGAACCAGCGGCCACAACCCCAACCCGAACCGACTGGACCCGTCACGGTGCTCACCGCAGCCGGCAACCTCGACTCGCAGGGCATCTCCGCTGGGCGAGCGTTCCCCACGGCGAAGGCGTTGGGTGAGGCGATGGCCGAAGCCGGCCGGGCACTCCCCGCCGGTGGCGGCAAAATCAAGGTCGCGCAAGCCAGGTTCGGTCACGAACTGCCGGACGTGCCGGACAATCCGGAAGAGGCGTTCCTGTTTTTGAAGAACATTGCCCGGCAGGCGGAACGTGGCGAGGACGTCCTCGTAGCGTCCGGCGGGTTCTGTGCCCCGTCGATGCCGGTATACGACTTCTTCAACATCGGCGCAAGGGACGGACTGTTGCAGCTCCCCACCGTCAACTCGGAACGCGGCAGCATCACATATCCGGTGTCACCGGGTGTCGCGGACCTGCTCGCACAGGACGGCATCGCCGACCAGTGGACCAACGCCACCGACATCACCCCCGGTGAGGACACGAAAGCCGTGTTCACCCCGGCGTGTGTCGAAACGCTGGCCTGTGAGGTCGCCGCGTATCCGACCCAGTTGCAGTTCGGGAACTTCCAACAGATCTTCTACCCCGAGTTCGTCGCACACATGACGTCCGAGAGCTTGATTACCCATGATCACAAGGTTGACATTGCTCTCCTCGCTGCCCTGTCGGGGTTGGTGACGGAGTCGCAGGTCGCCGGGGACACGGGTGGTGGCACGTTCATCCAGGTGTCGCAGACGCTGGCATGGTTCTCGGTGTGGTATCGGAACAAGTGGCGCACCGCCCGTGACCTTCGACTGACCACCCTCGTACCGGTGTGGCTGTGGGAGGCGTTGGTGGCGGACGTGTGGGCCCGTCGGGACGCAACCGACAAGACCCGTGCCACGGCCGAGGTCCTGTCGATGTTCGACCAGTTGAACTTGGACGTCCAGTTCCTCCACAACTTGAACCCGATCGGTGGGAACCCGGGCGGCCGGTTCGACCCGGCCGACGTGTACATGTTCGCACCGGGCACGGTCGTCCGGCAGACGAGGGGCCGCCTCGACCTGGGTGTCACTCGGGATTCGACGCTCAACTCGACGAACGATTTTCAGACGTTCGTGGAAACGTTCGACGGGTTGTGCCGTCCGGGCAACGAGATCCTGAAGATCAACAACGTGGTTGCCTGCCCGACGGGTGGTGTGGGTGCTGAGGACACGGTGACGTGCCCGACCACCTCGTAACCTGAACGCCTAGACGGATGGGACCCCCCACGGTTGGGGGGTCCTGCCGCGTCCAGACGTGATACACTGCCATGGTTAGCGACCGGAGGTGCAATCCGTTGGAACCGATCCCCTATCCGACGATCCGCTGGCACTGCCCGCATGAGGGTTGCCGTCGGACACTCTCATCAAAGACTCGAATGGTGGCGCACATCAAGATGTGCCATTTCGATCCGAACAACCGGGCATGCCGAACGTGTCTCCACGACGTCACCACATATGACGGACCCGTCTGCAACATTGGCCTGCGACTTCAGACCGTGTTGGTGGCGTCGGCGTGTTCCGGGTGGGAGCCGAGATGACGTCCTGTCAGCCGCCGCGGAAGATCACGGCCAGCCGCCGATAGAAACTGATCGCATCGACAGGGGCGGGCGTCCACACGTCCCCCTGCCGGTTGACCGCCTCGACGAGCCGTTTCAAGTATTCGATGGTGGACTGTTGCCGTCGGAACCCGCCCCCATACTTGCCGTCGTAGGCGGTGTGTAGGTCTTCGATCGCATACCAGCCGCCCGGTACCACATGGGGGAACAGGGTTTCGAACGAGATGCGATGCTGGTTCATGTGGTGGCCGCCGTCGTCGACGATGAAGTCGAACGGGCCATGATCTTCGGCCACGGCCTCGAGGAACTTGGGGTCGGACTGGTTGCCCACATGCAAATGCACCTTCGGACTGTCGATGCCGCCGGTCCGGTCGGACAGGTCGACACCGTGGACAGTCGCACTGGGCAGGTAGTCATGCCACATGCGCAGACTGGCACCCTCCGCCACGCCGATTTCGAGAATGTTCAACGCCCGGCGGGTCTGCCCTGTCAACAACTGGTGGTAAACGGTGGTGTAGCCTTTGGGGGTGAGCCGCCCGGTGGTGGTGTGGCCTTTGTCGGTGCCATGCTTGTGGGCCAGGTCGTCGAGTTTCGTCATGGTTTCTCCCATCGGATGTGGCTGCGTTCCAACACTTTACGGCGATGCTCCCTATCCAGAGGGGTGCGGTTCCTCCACGCGTTCTTAATGTTCCCACCGTGGGTGACCTGTATCCACGCCCGCCGGGACACATGCCGTACGTGCTCGTATCGGCTGCGGATCTTCGTATGATCGCCGCCCACCCCCAACATGCGCCCTCTGCCGTCGTGGGTGAGCGCAAGGAACGGCCCCTGCTGCTCCTTGTTGGGCCATCCATGATTCGACACCCTGCCGGTGGGCCAGTCCAACTGCCAGCCCATGTGATAGTTGACGATCGTGTCGGGGGGGAGCCACCGTCCGGCGAGTGCGTCGAGCTCAGTGGGGAGCCACGCGTCGTCTGAGTCGATGCGTGCGGTGACGAATTTGTCGTGGTTGGGGGCGGCGGCGTCGACGGTGCCGACGGCTCCGACGGCGAGGACCGCTTGCGGGTATATGCGGTCGCGGATTTCGGCGACTTGGTCGGCTCGTTCATGGCAGGTGCGCCATACCCATGAGACGGGTTGGGTCACGTGCCGGAACGTTTGCGCGCAGACGGCGTCGAGTAAGTGTTCCCGGGAGGCGACCCATTGTTCGGTGGGGATGCCCCGCCAGGGGGCGGCGACCCTGGTGACGACGATCAACGCTCGGTCACTCATCGACGTATCTCCACTCGATGCGAGTAACGATCGTGTCCGGAACGCACCTCATGTGCTCGCAGAAGAACTCAACGAACGCTGACGGCTCACAATCGAAGCCCTCTCGCATGACGTCGTCCTCAGTGATGTCCCATAGCGGCTCCCGGTCGACGCTCACCACCTCGACGTCGCAGATCCTGACGAGTGGTTCGTCCTTCTTCCGCCCCATCACCTTGCGGCACAGGGTCAGCCGGTCACCCGGCTTGAGGAACCGCCAGCCAAGCCGTCGAGTCACGGTCTTGCGGCGCTCACGGACGGCCTGCTCTGTGAGTGCGACAGACATCAGTCGACTCATGGCAACAACTCCCGCAGTCGCGCGGCATCCAAATCCACCTGCCGCTGCACCCTCGGTTTCACCTTCGGCAACGTACCCCGCCGCAGAAAAGTGGCGAACTCCTGCCGCAACCGCTCTTGTGTCCGCACCCGTTCCGGCGACCCCTTCATCGTCGCCGGCGACTGCATCAGCGACGTGGGCTGATGGCAGTGGTGGTAGAGGGGTTCCATGTCGTACGCCCACGCCAGCCGGTGGGCGACGACGGCGATCATGAACGTGTCCCACGCTATCCGATATTCCGGGTGGGGGCCGCCGATCGTGCGGATAGCTTCGGTGCGGTAGAGGGCGGTGTGATGGGCGACATGCCGCAGCTGTCGGCTTTTGGCCATGTGTGCGATCCGATGTGGGGTGACCACTCTCTCCGTACCGTCGAGGCGGTGCTGCCGGTAGCCGCCGAACACGGCGTCCGCCTTTTTGGCTTTGGCTTTGGTGAGGAGCCGTTGCAGGCGTTCGGGTTCGGTCCAATCATCAGCGTCTTGAACTGTCCACCAGGTCGTGTTGCAGGCGGCGAGTGTTATGGCGTCGGCTTGGTATCTGCCTCGGTTGGGGGTGATGTCGAAGCGGATGAGCCGCCGGTCGCTGATGTCGTCAAGGGGTTGCCAAACCTTGTGGGGGTTGTCGCCGTCGTTGACGACGATCAGTTGGAGGTCATGGTGGGTTTGGTTGAGGACGGATTCGACGCTGCGGCGGATCGTGTTGGTGGCGTGCCACATGGGCATGGACACGGTGATGCGGTCGGTCACGTCATGAGCCTCCGCAGAAGTGGTTTGCACTCGGCCATGAGCATATCGAAAGCGAGTTCCGCTTCGTCTTGGTCGGACGTGGATGTGAGGGCAGATTGGATGGCCCCGATGACTCGGACTGAGGCGGTGCAGAGTTGGCATCGCGGGTAGTCGGATGCTGGTCCCACGGGTCCGTCGACGTTGATGATGGTGTTGCACCATGTCTTGTTGGTGCCGGGGCGTTGGTAGTGGATGGTGCCATCGGTTCGTCCGAGTTTGGCGAGGTAGGTTGGCATGTGCCGTATGCTAGCATTCGTGTGATAGGCGCAACGACCGGAGGTGCAACCATGACACGCGTATCGTTCTACCGAACAGGCACCGACACGCTCATCGAATACGTCGACACGGACATCATCCCCCGCAAGGGCGAGATCGTCGACCTCGATGACACGTACCGCGTCGTAGACGTGACCTACCGCTATCCCCGTCCAGGTTCCATGTACTACGTCCAGGGGAAGGGGCCAGCGGTCGACGTTCTGTGCGCTCCATCCACTGGAATGTGGCAGCCATGATCGACGCCTTCGTCTCGTCGCTCCCCTACTGGCATCACATCGCCCCCATCTGGCAAGAGCTGGCCGCCCACAACCAGGCGGGAATGCTCTACTCCCTCGGCCGCACCGCCACCCTAATCGGCGCCACCCCCGGTACCCCCACCGGCGACCGCCCCGTACTCGTCGCAGCCGCCCGCGACCTCGCCCGCATCCCCAACCACACACCCGTCATCTACACCACCCACGGTGTCGGCCAATGCTACGACGGCGTACCCAACTCGCTGATCAACACCACCCGTCAGCAGCTCGCACAGATCCGCCTCGCCCTCTCCCCCAACGACCAATGGACAGTCAACATGCGGCGGCTCGGCGTGAACACGGTCACAGTCGGCGCCCCCAAAATGGACACCCACCCGGCACCACCTGCCCGACGTGACGGACCCCCGAAGGTGGGGATGGTGTTCCACTGGGACCAAACCACCTACCCGGAAGCCGGGTCGGCGTTCACCGAATTCGCCCCCATGTTTGGGGAGCTCACCGCCAAGTTCGACGTGGTCGCCACGCATCATCCTCGAGCCGGATACCAGCGGTCGCATCGCCGGTCCCGTCGGAAGACCCGGGTCGACTGGTACGACGAAGCCGGGGTGCGGTTCACGGAGGATGTGGGCGACGTGCTGGCATCGTCGGATGTGCTGATAGCCGACAACACGTCCGTCCTGTTTGAGGCGGCAGCCTGTGGGTGGCCGGTCGTCGTGTTGGACTCCCGCCGGTTCCGCCGCTCAGTGGACCATGGGTTGCGGTTTTGGGAGTGGGCAGACATTGGGCCGCGGACGTCAAACCCCGACGACCTGGTAGCCATGGTTGAGAACGGCTGGGGCGACCAGACGGGTTGGTATTGGGCGCAGGACGAGATGCGTGCCGCAGTGTTCCCTCATTGGGGGGAAGCCACCAGTCGGGCCGTCACCACCATCACAGAATGGGCCGACCAGTGAACGTCCAAGGCTCCTACCCGCATCATCCGAAAGGGCAGCCACCCGCCACCAACCCGAAACGGCGGGTATGTGTTGAGGACGGCTGCGACACCCGGCTGTCCCAATACAACACGGGTCTCCAATGTTGGAAGCATTCGGACTTCAAATACCCGCGGACACGCGGTGCGACACGCAACCGATAGGCGGACGGTTACAATCCCGGTGTGACCTACCTTGACCGGCACGGCCAGCCGCTCCGATGGCATCGCACCGTCTGTTGCGACTGGGAAGCCTACGACCATCAAGTGTTCGGCATCCACCAGCACGACCTGGCGGGCAACCGGATCGACCCCACCCGCACGCCGTCCCGCCTCGTCGAACCCAAACCGGTCGGCGGATATGCGGTAGGCCCCGCCACCAAATACGTGTGGTTCGAATTCCTCACCCTATGCCGACTCACCGGCATGGCACCCACCACCACCGACGTGGAATGCTGCCACTGCCACCAGACCGTGTCGGTTGGGCAGGCGTGGTCGGCGGTCGCGGTCGACCAGGCAGGGAAACCCCGCTCCGGGTTTTTGCACTGCGGCAAATGCCGACTCCTACTCGGTGCGGGCACCGCCTGGCATGCCGCGCATGGTGAAACCGCGAAACCCGTCCCCGATTCGGCTAGCATCCGAGGCTAACTCATGGCGACCATCGGCATCCGCACCCCCATCACCCCCCCAGCACAGTATCCGTGGCGGGTCGGCCTCCAAGGCGCCGCCGCCGCGCTCGGCTCGTTCGCCGACAATGACGACGGCCCGTGGACACAAGGCGTCTCCTACCGCCGCCAACTGCCCTACCTGCGGATCGAGGATGCGGTCGGGCCGGGGTCGTGGATCGCCTGCCCCGTCAACGCCAACGAAGTGGACGAAACCGGACAGGACGTTAAGGCGGTCCGCCGCGACGTCGGCGGCGATATTGAGTGGGACCCGTATCCGATCTACGACGGCGACGGCTGCACCACATTGGACTCCAGCTTTGAGGAAGCATCCGAACGGTCATCCACGTCGCTCAGACGGCAGTCGTCCCACCTCGTCGAAAACGTCCTATGGACCGGCCAGGTCAACGGCCTGGACTTCACCGCCAACCACCCCAACACGGCGTTGGCGTCCGCGGACGCTGCCACCCCCAACGGGACCACCCCCCTCGGTGTCGTCTCCGCCATGTCACTCATGGTCGAAACGTTGGCCGACACGCTCGGCGGCCTGCGCGGCATGATCCACGTCCCCGCCGAACTGTTGCCGTTCCTCGACTTTTACGGCCAGGTACAACGGGAAGGCAACGCCCTCCTCACCTACGCCGCCGACCATCACCTTGTCGCCGGGACCGGCTATCCGGGCACCGACCCCGACGGAGCATCCGAGGCGGGGGTCATGTGGATTTACGGTACGTCGCCGGTCGCGCTCCTATATTCGACCGTGTACGTGCCGTCCGAGTCGCCCCGCTATTCGGCGTACGACCGGAGCCTGAACGACGTTGACGTGGTCGCCGAACGCATGGCGCTAGCCCATTTCGACCGGTCGGCCCATATTGGTATCGCCGTGTGTGTCCCCGACCCGGGACCTGATTGCCCGGCCACATCATGATCGACATTCGTCCCATCCCCGAACCTGTCCTCTCAGACCCGACGGTGCGAGCTCGGTTCGTCAAGCGGATCATGGGTCGGATCGACTGGCCCGCCGACGCGGCCGGGTGTTGGATCTGGCAGGGACAGAAACACCACTTCGGGCATGGCAACACCGGCTACCGCGACGAGAACGGCCTCACCAACTACATGGTTCACCGGATCATGTACGCCTGGTGGTACGGCGACACCGACCTGATTCTCGACCACCTTTGCAACAGGCCGTCGTGTGTGAACCCGATGCACCTCAACCCGTGCACCCAGTACGAGAACAACGCCCGATCCGAAACGTCGATCACAGCGGTCAACGCTCGGAAGACGCATTGCATCCACGGCCACCCGTTCGACGACGAGAATACGTACTGGCATACACGGGCCGACGGGCGACGGCGGCGCTCCTGTAGAGAATGTCAGCGGCAACGGTCCGCGGTGGAGAACGCCAAGCGAAAAGCCAAGAGACACGCCGCCAAGCGGCAAGCCATGTATAGTGGCCACCAGATGGAGGAACAGACACCATGGCAATGAATGGTTGCTTCACCGCTTTCGGCGTATGCGCGATCCGTGTGTCCGAACTCGACGACGACGGCTCCCGTATCTGCCCCAACGTCAACGGCAGCGCCTTTGACCTGTCCCCCGTGTCGTTCACCGCCACCGCTGAGGTGACGACTGGTGAAACGTTCGAACAGCGTGACGGTTGCGGCCGCATATGCTCGGTGGTCCGCACACCGGATGAGACGACCGGCTACTCCGGCAGCCTCGAGATCTGCAACCAGGATTTCGAACTGGTCATCATCCTGGGCAACGGGTCGTTCGAAGCGATCACCAGTGGTGGGGAGACGATCGGTTTCAACCAGATCCCACAGGCCCCCGAGCCGGTCGAGTTCAACCTGTGGCAGCAGGTTTACAGTGGCAACTCGCCGGCGTCCGGGAACAACGCCTACCTGCGGCATGTGTTGCCGTATTCGCAGTGGAACCTGTCGGACTGGTCGGCGGAGGCTGGGCAGAACACGGTGACGATCAACTTCACGTCGGCGTCCTCGTCGGCGGTTTTCGATGGCACGTTCGAGGATTTCGCCGTCGACCTCAACGACTCGTTGTATGCGAGGTGGTTGGAGGGGACGATCCCGGACATCGCGGACGAACCGTATGCGTCGACGGTGGGTTGCGGGTTCATCGACTCCCCGTCCTGCGCGGCTTCCTGATCCGAATCCACTGGTCAACGGTGATGGTGTGGGCGTCCTCCACTGTGGGGGGGCGCCTTTCCTTGTAGGATGCTGACATGACAGAGGAGCCTGATGCCAATATGGGCTGACGCGGTTTTCGTTTGGAACCCGGGCGACGCCGTCATCCGCCCGTTCGACGAAGTGACCAGCACCTCGTCTGACGTTGCGGTGACTGAGGGCACGTTCGTTTCGACACCCCGCGACGGCCGCACGTATACGGGTAATCAAGGGTCGCGGTTCGCTTTGGCGTCGATTCCCAACGATTCTGATTTCACACTCATGTGCGCTGTCCGGTCACCAACAGGATCTGAAGCCGTATACGGGTTGTGGACTGGCGACAAGGACTCGGATCGCAAGTGGGCTCGGATCGCGCAGAACAATACGTTGAACGCGACCGCCACTCTTTTCTCCGATTACCGGGGGTCGTCGACGACGATCCGGGCCAACGGTTGGCCAGTCGGCGAATGGGACGACAACACATCGTCGACCGCGATCCGTGTCCTCGTGGCCCGGTACAACTATGACGCCGGATTGGACATGTATTCGGTGGAGCTGTTCGCTGATGGCGCCTATCTGGCGTCCGGGTTCGAAACTAAGGGGGCGGTCATCGACATCGATCGGATCTCGGTTGGCTGGGTCGACGACTTCAACCAGCAGGCGGACAGTAATGGTGGTCAAGTGTTCGCCGCGGCGGCTTGGGCGAGGGCGTTGACAGACGCCGAAATGCGGGCCATATCGTCTGACCCGTACTCGTATCCGACCGACCCGTCAGATCCCGGATGGGAAACCGGGGTGGACGAATGGTCTGGCTGCCGGTTCTACTACGACCCGAACCATGGAAGCCGGTCCGCCGACCGGGCGTCGGGTAGCGGCTTGTGCACGACAGCTTTGACAGACGGGACAGAAGTCACCGTCCTGACGATCGACGGCCGGGAGTACAACGGTGCGGTGGGTGCCCGTTGGGAAAAGGCGATCATCGACCAGTTCGACTTGGACTCTCCGTCAACGCAAATGGCTGTAGTGCGGATGACGGCGGGAACGTCGAAGGGGTCGGCTGTTTGGCATGGAGCTCGTGACTCTGATCGCCGCTGGTATACGTCGGGTCGTCACACTGATGGTGGCGCAGACGCCACGTGGGAGGCGGCTGCCCGCCGGTCGTCGACCACCCCCGGCGGGGCGAACTGGCCGATAGCCCAGGTTGCCGACGCTGACGACACTGACATTCATGTGATCGTCGCCAGGATTGACGGCGCCGGTTCGGCGGAAATATTCGTCGACAACTTCGCTACGACAGGCACCGACGGACCCGAAACGTGGAACGGCGTGAACGGGTTTTTCGACCGTATCACGGTTGGCCGTAACGACGATTCGGCTCCGACCAGCAACGTCACGTTCCAAGTGTTCCGAGCCGCAGTGTGGGACCGGGAGTTGTCGGACGCCGAGGTGCAGGCCGTGTTGGCCGATCCGTATGGGTTTCCTGGTGCGACCGTCCCCGTCGCCCCTTCGAACCCGGCCGCGGTTGCCGTGTCAGCATCGCAGATCGACGTGACGTGGGACGACGTGGCCGACGAAACCGGCTACCGGGTAGAACGATCCCCCAACGGATCTAGCGGATGGGCCGACGTGTCCGGCAACCTGGCGGCCGGCACCACCTCGTATTCGGATACGGGCTTGACAGCGTCGACACAGTATTTCTACCGGGTGATAGCGTTCAACGGTGTCGGGGATTCGACACCGTCCACGGTGGTGAACGCCACCACCCAGGCCGCACCGGCCACCGGCACCTCCGTACTGCCGTCGTCGCTCACCCGCAGGCTGGTCCGCCGCCGCAACGGCAACAGTCGCTAGCATTGTCCCATGGCCCTGTGCGCTGACTGGATCGTCGAAGCCGATTTGGACGACTGCCACACCGACGCTGCGGCAGCGTCCGCCACTATCAAAGCGCAGGCGATCACCGCCGCGTCCGAAATCCTCTACTCGCTGTCCGGGTCGAAATGGCCGGGCGTGTGTGAGGAGACGATCCGCCCCTGCATGAACATGGGGTCGTCCTGGTTCGCTGCCATGTGGCCGTCCGCCTATAGCTGGTGGCCCGCCGACTGGCCCACCCCACCGGCCGCCTGCCAATGTTCTAGTGGCGGCGGGTGTGGCTGTGGCGACGTCCCCCAAATATCGTTGGGTCGGGATGATGTGACCGAAGTCACCGACGTGACCATCAACGGGGTCATGCTGGCCGGCACGTCATATCGGTTGGACGAACAGTATTGGCTGGTCCGCACCGACGGGTCCGGGTGGCCATGCTGTCAGAACCTAGCCAACGATCCCGGCGAAGCCGACACGTGGACGGTCACATTCAGTTACGGGGCCGAGCCGCCCGAAGCGGGGAAACTGGCTGCCACATCGTTGGCGGCGGAACTGATTCTGGGGTGTGTCGGATCGAGCGATTGTCGCATCCCGAACCGGGCGACCACTGTCACCCGTGAGGGTGTCACGTACGCGCTGTTGGACCCGCAGCCGTTCCTCGAGCAGCGTCGCACGGGGTTGTATGAGGTGGATTTGTGGCTGGCGGCGGTGAACCCGGCGTCGAATGTGCGGCGAGCCCGCATCTTCTCCCCCGACCTGGCAGCCGCCAGGCGGGTCGCACCCTAGGCTCCTACCGCAACGACTCCACGGTTTGCCCACTGTCGGACATGATGTAAACGGAACCGTCGACAATGGCGACGTCGAATAGGCCCGCCCGGTTCACCCACCAGACCACGTTATAGGTCCAGCCGTCTACGTCATCCTCGCCGTCTTCGCCTTCGTGGCGCCAATCCGGGTCGCGTCGTTGATCGCCGAACAAGTCAAGATGGCCGACGGACTCCCATACGATGCCGATCTGTTTGAGGACGTCCGTTGAATGGCTACGGATCACATCGAGGGATGAGTCGTTGATAGCAATCGTCTTGTGAAAGACACGGCCGGACGCTTCGATTAGCGCCGTTTCACCAGACTGATCAGGGACGATCTTGATGATCATGACAGCAAACCTCCTGCTACTACTACTGGGCTGTCCCGGGCATTGTATCATGCCGGTGTATGGCTTCTCAGGTTGACGGATTGAAACGGCAACTCAGACGGCAGGTCGCGGACACGATGCGACTCGCTCGCGGCTACACGGTGGCTGCGTTGCAGGACGCCGCCCCCGTCGACACCGGCGCACTGCGGGATTCGATCAGCAGTGACGAGCTCCGCCAGTCCGATTCGGAGGCGTCGTTCAAAGTGTTCACCGATGAGCCGCAAGGCGACTTCACCGAGTTCGGCACGAGGCCGCATGAGATCCGACCCCGCCCACCGAGGCGGGCGTTGGCGTTCAATGCGGGTGGCAGGCGGGTGGTTGTGGCCAGGGTGAACCATCCGGGGACGCCACGCAGGCCGTGGTTTCATCCGACCGTCCGCAAGTGGCCCGAGTTTGTGGGACGGGCGTGGCGGCAAGCATCCCGACGGTAAACGTGTGATAGACTGACGGTCAGGAGGTGCAACCCATGACCTGGCCGCAGGACACTGTCAAACAACTACTAACCCGCCGCGGGATCGGCTGGACCGGTATCCGCCGCATCGTCGAAGTCGGATCAACAGCCCACGGCATCAGCTCCCCCGACACCGGCGACGACTTCGATTACACCGTCATCCGAGTCGAACCGTTCGACGAGATGATCATCGGTCCCGACAGTCGCCAATCAATGATGATCCGAACCCAGCCTGACGGGATGCGGTCGCGGATGGGCGACGTCGACTTGCAGGTATACACCCTCCGCAAGTTCGCACACCTAGCAGCCAAGGGGAACCCCTCCATACTCGCCGCCATGTTCTCCCCGCTGGTCCGTCACGGTTCGCAACACTCGGACCTGTTCGAAGAGTTGGCGTCGATCGTCGCAACGTCGGCGGCGGGTGACGCGTTCCTCGGATACACCCGCCAGCAGATCGAACGTTGGATCGGTGTGCGCGGACAGAAGAACGTCAACCGTCCCGAACTGGTCGACGCCTACGGGTTCGACACCAAATACGCGGCGCATGTGATCCGTCTCGCCCATCAGGGCATCGAGTACATGCACACAGGCCGGTTCACGATGCCCATGCCAGACGACGTAGCGGCCGAGATCGTGTCGCTGCGGACCGGCGGATACACCGAGCATGAAGCCCTGAAGTGGGCTGCTGAGATGGAAGACGAACTCAAGGCTGCCATTGACCTTTCAACGTTGCCGCCGAAGCCTGCCGTGGCGGCGGTGAACCGTTGGCTGATAGGCGTGTACGAGTCGGAGATGCCTGCGGTTGTAGACTGAGGTCATGTCAGATTTGACCGCCCACGACCTCGCCGTCACATTGGCCGCCCACCTCGAAGACTCCGCAGACGCCATCGCCGCCGACGGCGACGCCGGCTGTGCCATCGACCGGGTCGTAATAGCCGCCGGAGCACCCTCCCTCGAATCATGCAACGAAATCGCCGTGTGGGTCAACGCCATCGGATTCGCCGACCTGCCCAACCAGTCGGCCGGAATCGAACAGACGGTGTGTGCCGGGTCGACGTGGGTCGAACTGGTGTGGCGCCTGTCCACGTGTATCACCGTTCCTAATGACGGGCGCACCCCGCCGTCGGTGACGCAGCATTTGGCGGACGCCTTGTGTTTCAACACGTATGCGTTCGGCTTGTATCAACGGTTGATGGTCGACCCGGCGGCGGCGTTGGGTGTGGGGTCGTGCAAGAAGGTGACGGCCGGTCAGTTCGATGTGAGGGTCCGGTCGGGTGGCAGGGTGTTCGGGGAGATGGCGTTGCGGGTGCAGGTGAACCTGGTACGGGCAACGTCCTAACGTGATAGGATGACTGGTGCACGAGGAGGTGCCCAACCATGATCCATCATCCGCTTCGACCGCTCCACCATCAGCGGGGCAGCAACCCGCCCCGCATCGTCGGCTACGAATGCACCGAACACGGCGAACTGTTCACCGCCACCCTTGCTCCGTCTGAGCCGATGCGGGTCATTTCTGGTGGCCAGTATGCGGCACCGCCGCGGGTGGTGGAGAACCGGTCGCATAGTCGCCGTCAGATAGCGGCGAGAGAGGGCCAGCAATGACCAACGGTTTCGACTTCCGTCCCACCGGTGACATCGTCTACCACCGCCAGCGAGGCGACCAGCCCGCCCAGGAATGGTGGATCTACCTGCCCACCATCGGCGAACGAGAAGCCATCGACACACTCGCCGCCGAATCCCGCACCAAACTGTTGAAGATGGCCGACGACTTGGCACCCGCCGACGAAGCCAATAAGGCGCTCATCGAAGCGCAACAGGCCGGCGACGCCAAAGCTGTGACCGCGGCGAAGAAGCGGCTCGAGAAGGCGTTGGAAGACGCCGAGTATGCGCCCGCCGATTTGCAGCAGGCGATCCGCGCGTTGCCGGTGGAGTGGTTCGCGAAGGTAGTCGAACTGTGCGGCGCCGGGTGGCCGACCGAACGGGGCGACTGGCCGTCGATCGTCCGCAGCTCTGAGCTGACGAAGAAGATCACGGAGCATTGGAACAACACCCCTTTGGGGGTGTCCGGGACCGTCTAGCCCACGGCGGACCCCGGAAACCCGACGGGCCCCAACCATCTGCTAAGTCTGACCTGCCGTACCCGTGGTCGTGGTATGGCGGCCTGTATCGGATTGGGGCGGTCCGGTTCCACTACACCCGGGATGAAACCCGAGCGTTGCATGAATGGCAGTTAGCCGCGATGCTCGGTTATGACCTGTCCGAGTTGGAGGGGGCACCCGGCAGTCAGGCCCCGGCGGATGTGCAACGTGCCATCACCGAACGGGTCGCCCGCCTGCGCACCCTGCCCGACGATGTGAAGTTGGAGCGGCAACGCAGGGTGGACGAGTATGTGGCGTTGCGGCGTGACCCGAAACGGCGCCGGGAGGTGTCGGCGGGTATTGGCCGGGCGCCAGCGAACACCCGGATTTTGGATGACACTCAGGTGGAAGTGTTGAAGTCGGGCGGCTGATACACTTCGTAGTGTCCGGCGTTGGGTGCCCACCGCCCGGCCCTTACCGGGGGTTCAGTCTCAACTAGGTAACATGCCGACATGGCCCTATCGGAACGGCTAGTACTCGAAGTCGATCAGGCGTTCACTGCGCTGAACCAGTTGAACGCCCAGTTGAACCGGATCGACGACACCACCCTCACCCCCACCCTTGACATCCAAACGTCCGGGCTGGACAACATCGACCAAACCCTGCGGGAAGCCGAACAGGCCGCCGACAACCTGGCCACCGCCGCCGGCCGCGCCTCCGCCGAACTCCGGGTGGCGGACACCAACGTCGGAGACCTCGCCTCATCGCTCGGTGTCAGTGAGGATCGGGCCCGCCAGTTGGCATCCGAATTCGTCACGTCGCAGATCCGGGCGGACAATGTTGCCGACGCCGCCCGTGAGGTCGCCCGCCAGTTGAACCTGGCCGAAGACGACGCCCAAGCGTTCGTCCGCCAAATGGGAAGGGCCACTGATGAGACCCGAGACACGGCCCGGGCAGCGTCGGGGGTGACATCAGCGTTCGGGTCGATCCGCTCATTCCTGGTAGGTGGCATCGCCGCGTTCGGGATCACACAAGCCGTCCAAGGACTCGTCTCCCAGTTAGGTCGGGCGGTAACCGCGTCCACCAACCTCAGTGAGTCGACGAACGCGGTCAACGTCGTGTTCGAAGAGGGCGCCGAAACCATCCGCGACTTCGCCAGTGCCGCCGCCGAATCCGCCGGCCTCAGCACTGCCGCCGCCCAACAACTGGTCGTGCCCATCGGGTCACTGTTGCGCAACTTCGGGTTCGACGCCCAGGAAGCCGCCGACGCCACCGTCATCCTCACCCAACGCGCCGCCGACATGGCGTCCGTGTTCAACACCGACGTCACCGAAGCGCTCACAGCCGTCCAAGCCGCGTTGCGTGGGGAGGGTGACCCGATCGAACGGTTCGGCGCCAACGTGTCCGCCGCCCGAGTCGAAGCGTTCGCTTTGGCCGAAGGACTGGCAGCGTCGAAAGACGAAATCACCGACCAAATCAAATTGCAGGCCCGCCTCGGCCTGATCCTGGCGGATACGGAACGGGTCGCCGGCGACTTCTCCAACACGTCTGATGAGTTGGCGAACCGGCAACGCACCCTGAACGCCCAATGGGAAGACGCCCAAGCTGCATTGGGCACCGCCATGTTGCCTGCGATGGAAGCCCTCGTCGGGCTCGTCCCCACCGCCATCGCCCTCGTCGGCGACCTGGTACCCGTCGTCGAAGACCTCGCCGAAGCGTTCGCCGACGCCGCCCCCGACATCGCCGAAGCCGCCCAAGGCATCCCCGACGCCATCGACGCCACCGTCCGGGCCGGGACAGCCACCCGCGACACGTTCCAACTGTTAGGTGCCGGAGCGTCGGCCGTGTCCGACGGTTTCGAACAACTGTTCTCGGTGCTCAACATTGGCGGCGACGGCTGGTCCCGGTACGCCGACAACGTCGACGAGGGCAACCAGTCGATCCAACGGATCAAGGACGAACTCGAAGACCTCAAAATCGGTGGCGCGATTTCGGACATTTCGGCGTCGTTGCAGGCGGGGGTTTCGCCGGTAGACGCGTTCGGGGTGGTCGTCACACGGTTGGGCGACGACCTCGAGATCGCCGCCGACGACCTCACCAACCTGGCCGAAGCCGCCAACCTCGACGACCTCGAAGCCGACCAGCTGCAAGGCCTGATCGACGGGTTCGACAATCTGCGGGACCGGATCGGCGACACCAACGTTGACACGATCATCAGCGAACTCGAACGGCTCCGCTTCGCCGCCATCGCGGCGGCCGACCCGCTCGTCAACCAAGGCGACTTTTCGATCGGGTTCGCGTTCGGCGAGATCGCATCTAACGCCGACGCCGCCGCCGTCGCAGTCGAAGAAGTCCTCACACCGTTGCAAGCGTTGCAAATGCTGGCCGAAGAATCCGGCCGGTCCGTCACCGAACTCGCCATCGGGTCCGGCGAGTTGGACCCGGCGTTCGCCGACGCCGTCTCCTCGGGTGAAGGCCTAATAGTCGTACTGCGGGAAATCCAAACCGACGCTGCTGCGGCGGCTGCGGTGATCGCCGACACGTTGGGGGATGCGATCACGTCGGCGTCGGACGCGTTCGTCGACGCCAACGAAAACAACCGGGTGTCCGCCTCAGAATTCCTGTCCGCATTGACAGAGCAGGCGGGGGCGACCGCCGAATTCGAAGGCAACCTGCTCACCCTCGCCCAGTCGTTCCCCGCCCTGGCCGAAACGCTCCGCACCGCCGGGGCGGACGTGGCCGGCGACGCCGCAGCCGAGTTCGCCGACAACTTCGATTTGGCCGGTGAAGCCGAAGCCGTACTACAAGGGGACATACCGCAGGCGGCGGACGCTATCGCCGGGTTCGCCGACGACGCCGTCGACCTGGCCAACACTGACCCGGCCGCCCTCGCGTTTTGGGAGGCGTTCGCCGCATCGTTGGAAACCCCCGGGTTCGCGGCGGCGGTGCAGTCGGCGGTCGACTCCGTGCTGGGCGGACTCACGGCGGGGGTGCCGTTGGCGATCACACCCGACGGTGGGGTGGTGGGTGTGCCTACCGGGGCACCTACAGCGATTGCCGGTGGTGGCATGACGGTGATCATCAACAATCCGGTGACGGAGGATGTGACGTCGAGCGCGGCGCAGGCTGGGCAGATCGTCGGGTCGATCGGCGGGCTACTCCCCCAATAGGCCGGAGTGGCGGGCTACTGGGGTAGGGGCGGGCCGAAAGAATTCGTGTACGGGGCTGTCATGCGGAGAGGGCTTGTTTCTGGGGTTTGCCGATGGTTGGCGCCGGGTACCATCCACACACCATGACACAACTACAACGCACCCTCATCACAATCGCCCTCGCCCTCGCCATCATCGTCCTCATCGTCTGGCTCGCAGGCCCCATCCAAATCGGCTGATCAGTTGGCGTAATGCCACTCCCGCACATGATGCATGATCGTCGTGTGATGCCGGTTCAACAGGCGACCAATCTCCGGATACGACACCCCGTCCTCATGCAGCCGGACGGAGATCCGCCGTCGCAGCTCCACCAAGTGGGCTTTGCGGGACGGACCGTACAGGTCGTCGAGTGTGACACCAGCGTCGGCGGCCATGGCTGCGACCAGTTCGAAGTTGTTCACGGCTTCACCACGATCCACGCTGGCACCATGCGGCAGGAGAGAACCGGTTCCTTGTGATCTCGATGACAGTGCTTCGATGACTGGCCTATGTGGCACACCGCTTGGCGATGCACTTCACACCACAACACCTCGGGTTGTTCGGCGGGGTCGATGATCACCCGTTCGACCGAATCCTTGCACGCCTCCGTGAACTCCGCCCCCGCATCAAACGCGCACGCCTCGAAGTCGTCGCCGTCATAGATCGTGCCCACACGCCCAAAGGGGGAGTCGTGCTTTACACACCATCTGATCTTCCTCATCGACTGCACCTCCAGTAGTAGTTCTATCACCACACTACTACACGTATTCCACAGGGGCAACACCCCGGCGTCTCCATTCATGGAGGGTTCGGTCAGGTGGAAGCATGGGGATGGCGGTGGGAAGGCATGAGGGGGCGAAATCCACCAGTGAAGGTAAGACTGTGGACTAGTGGAAGCCAACACCAGAGGTCTTAGTCTGCACCGTAGGTGCAGCAAGAAAACGTCTCGCTTTCGGCGGGTTTGACGGGACGCGTTGACCTAGACCTCGGGAGCGTGTACAATCTCCGAAGCAGGTAATGCGTTTGTACTGATCAGCAGGCCCCTCCCTTGTTCGGGGGCCTGTTGTTCATTGTAGAACACGTCCACGCCGGCCGCCACCCTCACGGCTACCATGCATCCCATGGTCGACTGTCTGGACCTCCGAATCGGCGGCACCCTCTCCTCGAGCGGCATCACCGGTGGGCAAACCATCCAAGTCCCCGCCCACGGACCCCGCTCATACACTGGGCTCCTCGGCCACCCCGGATTCCAAAACTCGGGGGTCCGTACCATCGGCCGGCCCGGCGTCTACATTCCAGCCACGAACTTCGCCCAAGAGCGGCTCGCCACACTCGACCTGTTGATCACCGGGAACCCGCTGCCGGGTGAGACCATTTCGGATGATGGGGCGTGTTGGGAGCTCGACCAGAACACCGACCGGGTGCTCGCATACATGGCCGACCCGGATGGGTTCTATCTGGAGAGGGACCTGGCCGACGGCTCGTCGAGGTTCCTACAACTGCGTGCCCTGTCGTCGTTTCCGATCGCGACGCCGGCCGTGTTCACCCGCACCCTGACGGCGGTGTTGACGGGGGTGTATCCGTGGTGGCGGGCCGGTGGCGCCCAGTCGTCGAACGTGATCAGTGGTGCGACGACGGTGAACAACCCGGGCACCGCCTCCGTCCAAGACTTGGTGCTGTCGTTTGCGGGGGACGCCATCCTCACCAACTCGACGACGGGTCAGTCGTTGGAGATTGACGGGTCGTCGGGGACGGTGACCGTGGACGTGTTGGCGGGGTCGATCACGCAGGGTGGCAACCCGGCGGATAACTTGTTGGTGGCGCAGTCGGATTACGAGTTGTTCCGCCTGGACCCGGGAGATAACAGCGTTAGCCGCGTGGGTGCAAACGTGACGATCACTTGGCGGGCGGCGTACGACTGACCGTTATTCTCCTATCATTGCCCCATGGCATTGAGACCCCAGATTTGGCGGAGGCCGGGAGACGCAGCAGGCCCCGGCATCGTCGTCGCCAAACCACCCATCCAACAAGCCACCGGCACCCTCCGCACTGGCGTCGGCTACGGGAGGGGAACCGCCACCCTCCCCGCCACGTTCTCGAGACTGTCCGACATTATCGAACGGGACCCCGCCGCGCCCGTCTCCGACATCAAAACACTCATGCGAGTGTTCGACGACGAATCGGCTACCCCCACGATCCCCGTCCACGAATGGTTCATCAACTCGGTGACCGATGATCTGACGGGTGGCGCGTCCCTGTCCGGCGACGACTTGAAGTCGATGATGGGCGAGGCCACGGTCGAGGCGTGGGACTGGGCCGGCGCGGCCTCCGAAATCTCGCAGTTCCCGAACTGGGTGTGGGGTGGCCGCAACGCTTTACCCGACCTGGCGTTGGCTGACCTCGGGTCGATCCGGGCCGTGTGGGAGATCTACCTGTCGGGGGAGAAGTATTCGATCGACCTGTCTGGTGCGACCGCGGGCACGTTCACGTTGACGGTGCTCGGACAGACCACCGCCGCCATATCGTTCGACGCGTCGTCGGGCACGATTGAAAACGCTATCGCCGCCCTGTCCACCGTTGATGATGTCACCGCCACCCGCGGCGACGACGACATTGTGTTGGTCGTGTTCGACGACCCCAAAACCCTCACCCCGGACATGACCGCCAACTTTGCCGGGATCACCGGCACGGCGACCCTGTCAAAAGTCAACGACGGGTTCGATACGAGTCTCAACCCGACGTTCACGATCACCGTCGACGGTGACACCACCGCCGCTATAGCGTGGAACGCCAACTATCAGACAGTCGAGCAGGCCGTCACACAGCTCACCACCGTTGACGATGTGCTGGTCGTCGGGTCGGGCACGTATGCGGACCCGTGGCACATCACGTTTTATGTGCCGCCGATCATCGGCGTCGTGTCGACCACGTTCGCGGCGGGGACAGCAGTGGTGGTGGAGATCACAGCGGGGGTGTCCGACCCGTCCCCGATCACGCAGTCGCAGGCGGCGGACGCTAGGAAGGACCCGCACCTGTTCGGCACGTACTCCGATCCGGCGATCGAAGTGGTGACCACTCCCGGCCTGTTGAATACGGGGTCGGATTGGACGCTCAGGGTGAACGCGACGGGCCGGTTCGCCGGGTCGCAGATTTGGCCGGTTCGGGTCAACCCCGGCGGGTTATATCAGGCCAGCATTCCGGTGCGGGTGACAGTCAACGGGTCGTATCGGCTGGTCATTAGGGACCAGTTCGAGAACCTGATTGCCTGGTCGACGCCGATCGAAACGCCGATCCCCGCCGACGGCGCATACCACGTGTTGTCCATTTCGGATGTGCAGATCCCCGACGACGTGGACCGCATCATCTTCCGCATCGCAGTCGTGTCCGAACCGTCTTCGACGCACGCCGACTTTTATGTGGACTGGCAGCACGCCGAACTGTTGGAGGGGATGGCCGCCACCACCGTCGGGGCGATGATGCAAATGCTGTTGGATGACGCCACCGTCGACCACGTTTCGGACGGCCTGTTGTGGTGGGAGGATCAGGCCAACCCGGGCACCACATATTTGGACTACTCGTCGTTTGATGATGCGACCGATTCGGATGGGGCGGCGTGGGCTGACACAGAGTTGTCGTGGTCGGTGACTCGGGGCATGACATACGGCCAAGTGTTGGACCAGTTCGCCGCCCAGTTGGGTTACGAGTGGGACGTGAGGGTGGACCCGGCCGATCCGGACGGCGGCGTCTACCTGTTGTACGTGTGGAACCCGGACGGGCAGGGAGTCGACTATTCGGCGGCGGATGCGCCGGCGGTGAACGTCGGGCAGGGGGGCACTCGGTCGGGGCCGGTCACGAAACGGCATGTGGGTGCGAACCGGTGGATGGTGGAGGGTGACGGTGGGGTGATAGCTAGGGCCGAATCGGCCGCGTCGTCCGGGGCGATCGGTCTGATCGGTGATTATGAACCGGACCGGTCGATCATGGACCTGCCGACGGCGTTGGCGGCGGCGAACCAGCGGGTCGCGTTCGCCCTGCTGGCCGGGCTGGCGATCGAAGTGTCACAGGTGGGCGGCGTGTGGTCGACCCCGCTACGGGACTTCGGGGTGGCGGACGTGGTGAACGTGCATATTCCGGGGGTGATCAACAAGTCGGCGCACCGGGTGGCAGCCATCACGTATACGGTCAGTAACGGGGCGGCGGACTCATACAACGTGCAGTTCTCGAGTGAGCAGTTCGGTTCGCCGAACCCGCAGGGCGGCGTCACAGCGCAAGGCGGCGGCGGTGGCGGGGGTGGGGTGTCGACCCGCCAGTTCGCCCCCGTAGCGGAAGGCACCCGCCGGCTGTTGGCAGCGTTCAAAGGGTTGGACCTGCCAGTGTTCCCGTCCATCCCGTTCACCGGGTCGGGGACGATACCGTGGCTGGTCGCCGCGTCGGATTCGCCCGACGCTTATAAGACCGTCGCCGGGTTCCAATGCGTCGGCACCGACGACCATGTCACTATCCAAACCGCCCTCGACATTGTCGATGTGTTTTACTCCGGGCTTGTCTGGCTCGCACCCGGAAGCTACTCGGTGACATCTCAACCGTCCGGGACACCGGCCATCGCCATGTCATTCCAGCGGCTCGTCGGGCTCGGTGGCCCCCAAGGCGTGGTGATCAGCCAATCTGACTCCGGCAAGTCGTCACCAGGCCCGATCATCAACGTGGTCGGCACCCTCGAAAACATCGCCGTGTTCTCCGGCGACGCCGACGCCATGCACATCGGCGGCACCGGCTCATACATTCGAGACTGTGTCGCCGAAACCGACGGTGGCACCGTCTACGCCATTTACTCGTCGGGCGGGTCCGAGTTCGAGATCATCGGCGGCTACTACACCAGCCGCATCCGGTTCGACAATTGCATACGGTTTTCGCTACGTCACACCCTGTTCGACTCCGGCTCCGACCTGTATCTGTCAGGATGTACAGACGCTGTGATTGACTCGCCCCGGTTCGACACGGCAGGAGCGTTCTAATGCCCGACATCACCTTGGATGGATGCGACAGGGTCAACATCAGCACTCCGACCTCTAGCGGAGGTTCGGAGACGTTGGTGCTGTTCGACGGGTCGTCAAAGTGTAAGCTGCTGGGCGGGTCGATCGTCAACTGTCAGGAACACGCTGTCATGCTGGTCGATTCGTCGGACTGCACCGTCCAGGATGTGACCATTGACGGCGCCGGCGGCAACACCGACAACACGTACGATGGGGTAATCCTGTCGGGTGATTCGGATCGGAACCTCATTTCGGGTATCCAGGTGGTCGCTCGGGCGGTGTCACCGTTGACCCGGTATGGCATCAACGTGAGTGCGTCGACGTGTGACTGCAACATTGTGGTTGGGAACGTGTTGGGCGACCCAGCCGACTATGGCACCGACGCGCTCAACGACGCTGGCACGGACACCCAATTGTTCTACCCGAACGACGCGACGTACGGTGACAACTTCACAGCCTGCGACCCGACCAGCTAAACCGGGTGTCTAGTCATAGCGTGTGTGAACTGTCGCCTCCGGTACACTCGCCACTAGCCAGAACTAGGGACGGAGTGGCAGAGTGGAAACGGTCATGGCCAAGGAGCGAACATGGCAGTATCGACGCACCAGAGGAGCGGGGGAGACATGCCGATCGCCGTCATGAATGCGCTGACGCTCCTGGCGACGGCCGCCTCGGGCGCGACGATCGGCGTCGCCTCATGGGCAGTCGCGCAAGCGGCGACAGCCGGTAACACGGCTCAGATCGTCGGCTATTCGGGTATCGCTGCGCTAGTGCTTGGACTGCTCGGCTGGTTCCTCAAAGCTCAGGCAGCGTCGGACCGACGGTACGAGAAGGACCTCTCAAGACGGGACGATGAGATCGACCGGGTGACAATGCAACGGAACGAGTGGATGAGACTGTACTTTCAGGAACGCACGAAACGACTTGGCGACACGGGCGAGCAGGAGATCATCTGATGGCGGAACACCGAGCCCACTCGAACATTTGGCAGATCATGACGTTCGCCGTCGTGTTGTTCGCTTCGGTCACGCTGGTAGTCGCTTCTTATGTGTGGAACCAAGACGCAGTTGAGAGGGACCGCATCGCACAAATTCGCGATCAGGACAATTCGGAACTGCGGGTCCGCACATCTCAGGCGCAGGCGTGTACGATCGTCTCCGGCATCGTTGCAGTGTTGATTACTGAAGGCGATGATCGGTCCAACGTGGACATCCCGGGGATCACCAACCGATGCTACGCCGCGCAGGGTATCCCACAGTACGAGATCGACGTGCCGCAGAACGAAGGATAACCCCTAGACGTTGAGCTGATCAGCCTCCGCCTTCCATTGTTGCCGCAGGCGGCGACGCTTGGCCGCCTCGCATATGGAGCAGTAGCGTTGTCTCGCATATGTTCGGTCGTAGGGGTGGCCTTGCGGGCAGTGGGTTTTGCGGGCGTTGATGGCGGCCGGACTCTTAGAGTCCTGTAGGGCGTTCTCGCGGGGGGTGAGCAGTTCTAGGTGTTGGGCGTTCACACAGTGACGGTTACCGCATTTGTGGTTGACGAACATTCCCTTTGGGATCTCTCCGTGGGTCAGGTACCAGCCGACACGGTGGGCCCGACGGTTCTTGCGGCGGAAGTAGAACGACCCGTATCCATCCTTGTCGAGATGACCGGTCCACAGGTGGCAATCGCCTTCACGGCTTATCTTGGTCGCCCATCTGTCCAACTCTTGTTCCGTCATGCGCTGCATGGTCATCATGATACTATAGGCCCGGTGAAACCAGTTCGCATCCGCCTCACCCTCCTCAACAACGGCTCGTACGGTGGCCTCCACCATCCCGGCAGGTGGGCCGGATGGACCGTCCAACGCACCCAACCCGATTTGACTGTCGTCCGGTTCCACTCGCCGAGACGCGGCGAAATCTTCGACCAGATCACCCTCCGCGACCTACTACCCGAATGGACCGAACGGTTCGATGGGTTCGATTGTCCTGACGGGATATGGGTTGAAGCCACCCTCCCGGTCGTCGGCAGCCTGTTCGCCGTATGAGCTCGAACCGCCGCCGGTCACGTTATCTCATGATTGCTAGCATGATGCCTATGGCATGGCGGCTCGCAGCTTCACTTGACACGCTCCGCACCCAAATCAACACGGCGTGGCCCGACCGGAACAAGACCAGCGACGGCACCATCGGCGACACCACCCACCAAACCCGCGTATCTGACCACAACCCCGACCCCGGCGGGGTGGTCCGAGCGTTCGACGTCACCCACGACCCGACAGCCGGCGCCGACATGCACGTCGTCGCCGAAGCGCTCCGCCAGTCACAAAACCCCCGCATCAAATACGTGATCTGGAACGCCCGAATGTACTCGTCATATGCCACGTCGACAGCCGACCCGTGGACGTGGCGCACATACAGCGGCTCTAACCTGCACACCCGGCATATGCACGTGTCAGTGGTCGCCGACGACCGCGCAGACAACACCGACCCCTGGACCATCACGATTGAAGGAGCCGACCCTATGGCACACAAACACACGCCGATGCCCGACCAGTTGCCCAACTCGTGGGCTGACGGTGAATGGGAACAGTGGGTGGTCGATTCGGGTACCCGTTCCGACTCTCGGGGGTGGACGTTCTACCGGGAAGATCTCGGCTGGGTGTGGACGCGGGTGTTGCGGCCGATCCGGGAGACGGCGAACACTGCCAAGACAGGGGTGACGAACCTGGCGAAAGCCGTTTCTGTGTTGACCGGTCGGGTCGACAAGATCGAGGCTGCCGGGGCGGGACCGTTGACTGAGGAGCGGGTGCGGGAGATCGCCGCAGCAGAGATCGCCCGCCGCATCCTCAACAACTAGTAACCTATGCACGTAGCTACTACGAGGAGTCCAGCGATGGGCAAGTATGCGAAGGCGATTGCCGCTGGCATCGGCGCGGCGGCCACGTATCTGATCGGTGTGATCCCGGCGGAGGGGTCGTTCGAAGCGGTGAACACGGTCCAGTGGTTGGGGTTGATCCCGGTCGTGCTGGCGGTTTACGGCGTGACGTGGGCGGTGCCGAACCAGACTGAATGATGGTCTGGTAGTGTGCCGCCGGTAATGTCCGGTTCGAGGGGTTGAATCGGGTCGACAGGACACCCCCCACCCTGGTGGGGGGTGTTTTGGTTTACCGTGTGGGATGCGTTTCTGACAGTAGGTCCACCGTCTGCGGCCAATCCGCGACCGCGACCATCCGATAACACGACCACTGCGACCAGCCGTACGTGTCCTGTAGCCACGCTGCCAGTCGGGTGGACTGTTCCGGGTCGTTCGGCCCGGCCGGATACGGGTCAAGCTCGTAGCCGGACTGTGCGGTCGCCCACCCCCATGTGGACTTGAGGAACTGCCAGCCGCCCTGCGCACTCGAGGTGGGGTTGTCCGCGGTCGGATCAAACCCGGATTCGCAGGAGAGGATGCTCATGGCCTGGTCGTGTTCCCCGTCGTCGAACCACCGGCCGACGAGGATCGACCATTCTTCGGGGGTGTCGACGGGGTTGGTTTTGATGGGGCCGGTCAGTCCGTGGGCGGGGGTTGTGATGAGCATGGTGAAGAAGATGGCGATGGCGATAGCCGCTGCGATGAACGCGGCGACGTCTTGTTGTCTGGGTGTGAGTGGCACGACGGAACCTCCGATGGGTTGGTGTGCGGTGCCTGTACGTTAGCGTCCACCCGATCAGTTATCACGAAACTACTTGACTTGTCGGACATGATGGCCGATACTGTGGGTATGGCAGCCACCGACATCACCCGCCGACTCGTCGCCATCATCTGGACCACCAGAACCAACATCGACTTCGACGGCTGGCTCGGCGACATGTCGGACCTGCTGTCGTCACACGAAATCGCCGACCGAATCACCGAAGAGATCCCCGAGATCACCTTGTCGGCACGTACCATCCGACGGTGGCTAGAAGGGAACCGAACATGACCACCCGAACCGACTACACACCCGACCCGGTGGACGCAGCGTTCTACTTGTACCGTCGCCTTTTGGTGGCGCAGTGGGTCGACGAGTTCTGTGACCGTCTCGAAGCGGAAGCCGCCGCATGACCAGCACAATCAGACGGGGCCGCGTCACCCGCGACCCCGCCCAACCACCACGACAACACGAAAGGAACGTGATGGAGACCCAACCATACCCCCGCCCAGACACCCTGACGAGCTTCGTCGAGGTCCGCCCCAACGTGTGGGTGAGACCACGATGATCTCCGTCGCCAACGTCGCCGGCCGCATGCTGCACCGGCTCATCTCTGTGATCTCCCCGCTTCCCGAAGAGGCCGACGTGCTTCTCGGGGAGGCGGGCAGTCTCCCGGCCGGCACCCTTCCCCACCCACTCCCCCCAGAGGGTGCCGGTCGGGGGGTCGCTTCATGGTACGGGCCAGAGCGTGCCGAGATGATCGCGCGCTATATCGGCGAGAACGAAGGGACGGTGGACTGATGACCGACTTCACGCCGATCGTCGACGCCATCCGCGCCGCCATGCCCGAGGTGGCAGTGCCCGACGGCATGGACGTGGGCCTCAAGTTCACGAGCCCGGTCCAGATCACTCACGGCGGTTTCGCCTGGCCGAATCCGGGCGAGTGGGCCGAATGTCCAGAGGACGAATGGTCGGCTCGACTGTGCACCAAGGGTGGGTTCCATGCTGCGACGACCATCTACGCTGCACAGTCGGGCGGACATCGTGCCACCCACGCCATGCTGGTCGCCTGGCATCCGGCAGAGGCGGCGACCGATCCAGCCGAATCGGGGAAGGTGAAGGCCCGACGTGTCCTTTCGTTGGCCCGGATTGACATGCACGGCCTGGGCCGGAGCGGCGCCTTTACCAGGGCGGACCTCGGCGGGGCGGACCTCGGCGGGGCGGACCTCTCCGGGGCGGACCTCTCCGGGGCGGACCTCTCCGGGGCGGACCTCCGCCGGGCGGACCTCTCCGGGGCGGACCTC